AATACATATTTAAATAAAACATATTTAAATGCTTTGTCGACTACATCACAAAATATGATAGGAGATACCAAGTATTATTTAGGTGGTGGTGGAAATAATAGTAATTTTAATTCATCAGTAGATTTTTATTCTTACGAAAGAAAAATAAAGAATACAAAAAGCAATGAGTTTTATTATGATAAAAATCCAAATAGTTGGGTAGGGAGACTAGGACTTATGTATGTAAGTGATTATGGATATGCAAGTGATAATTGTGAAACAAAGGCATTAAATGATTATAATAATAGTAATGATTTAAGAATATGTAATAATACAAATTGGTTATTTAATTTAAAAAAATTAGAGGCTACTATAACGCAATATAGCAATACTTCTACTAGTATTCATTATATTGCCGATAATGGAACTGTTGTTAGTACTTATCAAGCATCGTTGGCTCAAACTGTAGTTAGGCCTACATTATATTTAAAATCAGAAGTTAGAATAATTGATGGAGATGGAACAAGTACTAATCCATATATACTTTCTTCTGATGGTAAGGTTGCTTTTCCTGAAATTACATTATTTGAAGTTCAAGAAAATTATCCAAGTGTAACTGTTAAACAAGGAACTTATCCTATTTCAGAGTATTGTTTTTTGACAAATGATTCAAATATGAATAATTGTACTTGGACTACTAACCTTGAGTCTATAACTAAATGTTGTGCTGGTGGAAACAAAAATTATAACAACAAGTTTTATTTATATGTAAAAGATACAAAAGGTAATATAAGTTCACAAATATATGAAACATATTATGGATCTGGAGTATTGGCACCTTGCAAGTGTTAATTTACTAATAATTAGAAAGTAAGAATACTTCAATAAAAATTTGAAGTATTTTTTATTTGTATAAAAAAAGTATTAATGCTATAATTGTTTTGGAGGATATTTATGGATAAAAAAATCGATACTTAATGATTCGTTTTTTCCACTTACTGATGGAGTAATAATGGTAGTTGATAATTATGCAAGAAGATTAGTAAAGTATGCTAATGTTATTGTATTTGCTCCAAAATATAGAAAAAAATATGATGATAGTAAATTACCATATCAAGTAATTAGATGTAATTCTTTTGAACCTGCTTTTTTTGATTATTTACTTCCTGTACCTAAACTTGATATGAAATTTTATAAAAAACTTAATAGTTGTAATTTAGATATAGTACATATTCATTCGCCTTTTACTCTTGGTAAAGTTGGGGTTAAATATGCTAAAGAAAGAAATATACCATGTATAGGTACTATGCATTCACAATTTAAACAAGATTTTAAAAGAATTGTAAAAAGTGAATATATAGCAAGTTATCTTGTTGAAGGGTTAATGGATGTATTTAATAACTGTGATGAATGTTATGCTGTTAACCAAGAGGTTGCAAGAATATTTCATGAAGAATATCATTATAAAAAATTACCTAGAGTTTTAAATAATGCTACGGAAATGTTACCTGTTAAGGAAGAAAAACATGCTTATAATTATATTGATAAAAAGAATGAGAGGTATAATATAAAATGTGTTATTCGGGAAAATGTAAATATGAACAATACTATGGAGATTGTGGATGGGATTTTAATCTTGGTGATGTCCCTTTAGATGCACTATGTTATCAACAAAAAATATATACCTGTCTAAATAGAGAAAGTGAGCGAGTAAAAGATATGAAGATATTAAATAAAAATAAAAAATTAAAACATTCAAAAATGTTCATCGATTTGGATAGCTACAGAAAAATATGTGAAAAGTATGGAACTACGCTTACAGAACACTTGGAAAGAATTGAACGTTATCAAAATAAAGATGATGCAACTCCAGATATGCAAGATATTTCAATTATGTATGACGTATACATGTATATCACAAAAGTAATCCGTCCAAGGAGGTAAAACGATGTCAGAAGAAGAAAAAAATAACATAAAGGTTATTGCTGGACATAATTCTAGTATTCTTCAACAGATAGAGAGATTACTCACTTTTGTTGGAGAAATAGGAGCAATAGGCGAATATGAAAAAAGAGGTTTCACTAGTATAAATGTTAATTTAGTTTTAAACGAAATTAGCAATAATCTTAATAATATAACTCAGAGTGTAAGAATTATAGAACAAGTATCACAAGAATTATTACAAGAATATGACAAGCCAAAAGAATAACTTTACAGTTATTCTTTTTTTATGATATAATATTTTTAGAAAAAGAGATTAAGAAAAAAGAATTTGAGGAGGAAACGATATGAGATATGCTAATTTACATTCCCATACAGATTATTCGAATACTAGGCTTATTGACTCAATAATTAAAGTTCCGACCTTAATAGATACTTCTCATTCATTGGGATTATGCGCAGTCGCTTGCACCGATCATGAATTTTTAGGAGGACATTTAAAAGCCTTAGAGTATTTGAAGAAGAAGCAGTCTGAAAATCCAAATGACGAGACATGGCAAAATTTTAAAGTCGTGTTGGGTAACGAAATATATTTATGTCGTAATGGTCTAGACAAAGATACTGTTGAAAAAGGTGAAAAATATCCCCATTTTATTCTATTAGCTTTAGATAATGAGGGACATCGACAATTAAGAGAATTAAGTTCTAGGGCATGGGAAAGAAGTTATATGATGTTTTTAAAACGTGTCCCTACGTGGTATTCTGATTTAGAAGAAATTATTATGCCAAATCAAGGACATATTATAGGAACTAGTGCCTGTATTGGAAACATATTGGGAATATGGTTTGAAAGAAAAGAATTTGATAAAGTAGAGCAACATCTATTATGGTGTCAAAAAGTCTTTGGAGAAAACAATTTTTATTTAGAAATGTCTCCAGCAGCATATGAAGAACAGATTGAATATAATAAATATTTAATAGAATTACACAATAAATATAACATTCCTCTAACGATTGCAACTGACGCTCATTATGCTAGACCAGAAGATTTCCCAATACATGAAGCTTTCTTAAAATCAAAAGATGAGGAAAGAGAAACCGCTGATTTCTACAGATATACTTATCTCATGTCTTCTGATGAAATTTATCAGCTAATGAGCTATCTTCCAAAAGATTTAATCACCGAAGCGTTAAATAATACCATTTCTATCACTGATAGAGTCAAGGGATATAACTTGTATCATGGACAAGTAATACCACGTTTACCCGATGATAGAGATATAAGTAATTTTGAATATTACTTAAAAACAAGTAGAGTAAATCCAAAATATGAATATATAAATAAATATATTACATCTCCTTATGAAGATGATCGTTATGGAGTATTTTTAGTATTAGATGCCTTGAAAAAAATGCAGTTACCACAAGAACGATTAGAAAGACATTTGAAACAAATTGAATTAGAATTGGAAGAGATGTGGGTAGTAAGCGATAAAATACAACAACGATTGATGTCATATTTCTTAACAATTAAAGTCGTAATAGAGAAAATCTGGTCTGAAGTCGGTTCGATAACTGGAGCCGGTAGAGGTTCTGGTCCTGCTAGCTTAGTATGTTTCTTGTTAGGAATTTGTGATGGAGATCCTTTAGAGCAGGGTTTCGATTTATGGTTTTATCGTTTTATACATCGAGAAAGAGCAGAGTTGCCAGATTGGGATTTTGACTCAGAAGCAAGTAAAAGAGAGACAATTTCACAGATGGTATATAAAATGTGTAAAGACATAGGCGGAGATTCTGTGTCAGTTTGTACTTTTGGAACAGAGGGTTCTCGTTCTGCAATTCTAACTGCTTGCCGTGGGATGGGGCTATCAAATGATATCGGACAATATCTTTCAAGTTTAATTGGGCAAAATAGAGGTTTTAGCTATTCACTAGAGGACACTTATTTTGGAAATCCAGATAAAGATATTCCGGCATCAAAAGACTTTAAAAATGAAATAGATAAATACCCCAATCTTTTTAAAACAGCATGCGCTATATCTGGTTTGATTACAAGACTTGGACAACATGCATGTGGACATGTATTATATAATGGAAGTATTTACGATATGAATGCATTAGCAACAACGCCAAATGGAACGCGAGTAACTCAGTTCGATCTTGGAGACAGCGAGAAAATGGGATCAATCAAATATGATTTTCTATCAACAGATGCTTTAGATAAAATTCATGTTTGTATGGACTTATTAATAAAAGATGGATATATTGAATGGCAAGGAAGTTTACGTGCGACATATAATAAATATCTTCATCCAGATGTATTAGATAGAACAACTAAAGAGATGTGGGAGATGTTAAATGCTGGTAAAATTATTAGTGCATTTCAAATGGATTCTGTTGTCGCAAAACAGACACTAGCAAGTATCCATCCATCTTCTTTATTAGAGTTAGCAGCGACAAATAGTTTAATGAGATTGGTGCCTGAAAAGGGTCACAAATCGCCAGCAGAAGAATATCTTGAATATAAACTAAATCCACAAAAATTAAAAGATGAAGTATATAGTCTTAATGGAACAGATAAAGAAAAAAAGATATTATATGAATATCTAAAGAAATATAATGGAGTACTGGAATCTCAAGAAAATATGATGCAAATAACGATGATACCAGAATTTACAAATTTTAGTTTTAGTGATGCGTCTAAATTAAGAAAAATTGTTGCCAAGAAAAAACTAAAAGAAGTAGATAGTTTTAGAGAATATTTTTTAAAAACCGGTATCGAAAATGGATGCTCAGAAGACATTCTTAAATATATATGGGATGTCCAAATTAAACGCCAGCTTGGGTATAGTTTCAATCTTACACATTGTACTTACTATTCTCTTATTGGGTTGCAGGAAATGAATTTAGCTTATCATTACCCATCAATTTATTGGGCGACTGCTGTTATTACGGTAGAAGCAGGAGCATTAGGAGAAGAAGATAACGGAGGGGTTAATTACGCTAAAGTAGCTGCCGCAATTGGACGTGTTCAATCAGAAGGGTACAAAGTAGAATTACCTGATATAAATATTGCTGAATTTGGTTTCGTTCCAGATGTACAAAAAGATGCAATCGTATATGGATTAAAAGGTATAAGCGAAATCGGAGATGAACTCGCAAAAAGGATAATTAAAGAAAGACCATATAATAGTGTAAAAGATTTCATTACAAAGATACAACCACAAAAGAAACAAATGATCAATCTTATTAAAGCGGGAGCTTTTGATGCTTTTGGAGAAAAAAGAATTATTATGAATAATTATTTATTGTCTATAACCCCTCAAAAAACCCGAATAACGCTTCAAAATATGAATAGTCTTATAGAATATAATTTAATTCCAAAAGACCTAATTTCGTATAAATATTTATACAATTTTAATAAGTATCTAAAAGATTTAGAGATTCCAGAGGGATATCGACTAGACGAGAGAGCTATAAATTTCTTATGTAAAAATTTTCCAAACATAGATATTTCTAATGGTCTTTTAGATACAAAGGTTTGGAAGAAAATATATGATAATGAAATGACGGGTATAAAAGATTGGATGAAAAGTAACGAGGAGGAATTAATTCAGCAAATACAAAAATGTGATGTAAATAAAATCTGGGAACAATACTGTAATGGAAACGACAGTAGTTGGGAGATGGAAGTATTAGGATTTTACTACTCAGGACATGAATTAGATTCTTTGGAAGAAAGTCAAATAGATATTGCACGTTTAAAAGATGGAGATTACAAACATACTGTTTCCATTTGCGGAACTGTATTGGGCAAAGACGCTTACAAGCATATGGTTACATTATTAACTACTACTGGAGTTGTGACGTTAAAATTCACTGGAGAATTATTTGCTAATTATAATAAAATTATAAGTGAGATGACTGCCGAAGGTAAAAAAACATTAGAAAAATCTTGGTTTAATAAGGGAACTCTTCTAATTGTAAATGGATACAAATCTGGAGAAGTTTTTAGGGTTCGTTCGTTATCTAAGATATTAGAAATAGATTCTTCAGGAAAAGTTAAATCAACTAAATATCGATATGGAGAGGTATAATTTTTATGATAGGAATTCTTGATTGGGATCTACTTTCAACAAAAAAATTCTGTAATTATAACTTCGGCGTTCTTCTTGTAAGCTCGTACTATTTAGAGCAGGGGATCAAGTGCAGATTAATATTAGATATAAGTTACGACAACTTAAAAAAATATAATAAAATATTTGTATTTAAAGATTATAAAACAAAAAGCGTCCCACTAAATTTTATTCCAAAATATTTATTTTTACCAATAGAGGAATATGGGGAAGGCTTTCCAAATAGACCTCAATTTCCAGATTTGCCCAAGATTATTTATACAAAAATTAATACGTATATTTATAAACCATTGTTGTATTACATTTCAGAAGGAGGGAAAAATTTTATCTTAGATAAAGATTGGAGAAGAGATTTTTTCCCCTCTAAACTTTTCTTTGAACAAGATGGAGAACTCTTGCTAAGAGAAGAAGGAATACACAAAAAAATGTACATTTATGATAATCCCCTCTTATTTTTCAATTCTGATGTTGGGATTGAAAAGATGACAGAAATTAAAAAGAGTAGTATAATTAAATTTGTAAAACCCATTTGTATAAGTAAGATAGAACCCAAATATTGGGCGTGGTTATTTAATAATAAAACTATTCGAGGTTTTAAAAATAGTTTGTACGGAATTGAAGATGATCCTTATTGGATGGAGTTTTATGAATGGATTCAAAACCACCACACTCCTGGTAATATAAAAATAACAATAAAAACTAAAACAGGAAAAGTGGAAACTTTAAAAAAACAAGGAGGGAAGATTTATGGAAACTATAGATTTGAAAGAAATGACAAAAGAACAGTTAACAACTCTTTTACAGAAAAAAATATTCCAATTGGGTATGAATGGGTTACAACAAAACGATATAATGAAGGTAATCAACGAAGTAGAAAAAGAATTAGCGAGACGAAAAGAAGCAAATATCTCCCAAGCGAATACGCAAAAAGAAGAAAACAAGCAAGATGGAAATATAACGCAATCCGTTCAGGAAGATTCTAATGAACAATAAACAACAGAATCTATACAATCTATTAGCAGAGCGAGGTTTCGAGATAACAAATATCGAAGATTATAAAAATGCAGACAGTTTATTAAGTATCGTTTGTTCAATGGGGCATCGTCAAACCGATACATTTAACAATTTTCAAAAAAATAATTGGGAATGTATAGAGTGTATCAAAGCGGAAGAAAAACAAATACGTTCAACAAGAGGATATTTGTTATCTCTAGATGCTGCAACTAACACAACAGGTTGGGCAGTGTTAAATAAATATGGACAATTAATAAAAAGTGGATATTTTACTGCAGACAAAAAATTACCATTAATGAGAAGAATTAATCAGTTAATAGATGAAATAGAAAGACTAATAAAAGAATATCAAATAGAGATTTTAGCAATAGAAGATATACAACTAGAATACAATACATTAGTATTTAAAACTCTAGCGATGTTGCGAGGAATACTTTTTTATCATTTTGAATATGAGAAAGGAATAAAAGTATACTCTTATAGTGCAGATATGTGGAGAAGTTATTCAAACATAAGAGGGACAAAAAGAGAAGACAAAAAAGAAGCAACTTTAGTCAGAGCAAAGTTAATTTATGAAAGAGATTTTGAAGAAGATGAGGCTGATGCCTTGTTTCTTGGAAAATACGTTTATTCACAATTAGATAAACCAGAAGAAGAAATTCATGAATTAATAAATTTTGGAAAGGAGAAAAAAGAGCTATGAAAGAAAAAAAAGATTGGACAGGAAATAAAAAAAGTACCTTTGTAACTCTCGGAGCATCAAATCATACAGATCATTCCAGAGCTTGGTTGGATTTTTATGCAACTTCTCCAACAGCTATTACCAGATTATTAGAGAAGCATCAAATCCCGAGAATGCCAATATGGGAAATTATGGCAGGAGAAGGTAATCTAGAGAAGCCGCTAGAAGCAGCCGGCTATACTGTTATCACGAGCGATATTGTAGAACGTAGAGAAAAATTAGATTATGTGGAAGACTTTTTTACAACTACCGAATTACGAGCTCCGATCATATTAACTAACCCAGCCTATTCTATCGCAATGGAAACTGTATTACATTCCATTGAGCTTGGAGCGGAATATATTTACATGTTTTTAAAAACAACTTTTTTAGAAGGACAAAAAAGATATGAACAATTATTTTCTCTATATCCGCCTAAGGAAATTTGGGTTTTCAGTGGAAGAGAACAGTGTGCAATTAATAATGACGAAAGAGAATTTCAAAAATCAAGTGCAGCATCTTATGCTTGGTTTATATGGGAAAAAGGTTTTAGGGGAAATCCAACGGTGCATTGGATTTAAGGAGGTGTAATATGAAAATAAAAGTTATAAAACGAAATGGAAATGTTGTAGATTTCAATGAAGAAAAAATCAGAAACGCAATAACTAAAGGTTTCTTAGATTATGGAGAAATAACTGAGGAAAAGAAAATATTTATTAAAGATGTAATAAAAGATATACAAACAGAAGCACAAAAATATACGGATGGGATAGAAGTAGAAGAAATCCAAGATATAATAGTAGCTAAAATGAGAAAGGCTGGCTTTCGCAAAGTAGCAAAAGGCTATCAAGAATACAGAGAGAAAAGAGCAAAAGCTAGGGAATTAAGTAACGTTTTAGACATTCTATCAAATGAGGCAACAGAAGAAAAAAACGATAATGCGAATGTTAACGGTTACACTCCGTCTGGAAGGCATCTACACATTTCTGAAGATGTAATAAAAAGTTATATGAAAAATTATTTCTTCTCAAAAGATGTTACAGAAGCGATAAATGCTGGAATTATTTATCCTCACGATTTAGGATGGGGAACAACAACAATGACTTGTGTTCAAATTGATTTACCAAAATTATTTAAAGATGGTTTTAGTACAGGACACGGATATTTAAGAGAGCCATCAAATATAAAAACCGCATTTTTACAATCTGCTATCGCAATACAGAGTAACCAAAATGATATGTGGGGTGGACAAAGTATTCCTAACTATGACTATGCTCTAGCTCCATATGTACTAAAAACTTTTAAGAAACATCTTAAAAAATTATTAGCTTATGAAGATGCTAAGAAGCATGAGAGTGCTAGTATTGCTTTGGAATCATTATTAAAACAGGTAGACGAAATAAAAAGTATAGAAGATGTTATACCCGGCTATGAATATATCTGTAAGACAGCATATACTTATACCCAAGAAGACACTTTCCAAGGAGCAGAATCTTTAGTTCATAACCTAAACTCAATGGCATCCCGTGCTGGTTCACAAGTTCCATTCAGTAGCTTAAATTTTGGAATAGACACAAGTCCAGAGGGAAGAATGGTTTCAGAATATCTATTAAAAGCTCAAATGGCAGGTTTAGGAAAACACGAAACACCAATATTTCCAATCTTAATTTATACATTAAAAAAAGGTGTTAACTTTGAAAAAGGAGACCCAAATTATGATATCTTCAGATTGGCAATGGAATGTTCAAGTAAGAGATTATTCCCAACATATGCTTTTGTCGATGCAAGTTTTAATTTACCATATTATGAAAGAGATCCTTATTATGGTATTATAAACACAATGGGCTGTCGTACGAGGGTTATGGCTAATGTTAATGGTCGTGAGGGAGCATTTGGAAGAGGTAATATTTCTTTTACGTCTATTAATCTGCCATTATTAGCCTTAAGAGCAAAAGGAAATATTGATAAATTCTTTAAAGAATTAGATTACGCTTTAGAAATTGCTGACAAAGAACTGCTAGAAAGATATGAAGGACAGTGTCAAAATCGTAAATATAATTTTCCAAGTCTAATGGAACAAGGAATTTGGCTTGGTTCAGACGACTTAGCGCCAACAGATGAAATAAGAGACGTTGTTAAACAAGGAACTTTATCTATAGGTTTTGTTGGTTTAGCAGAATGCTTAATTGCCTTAACTGGAAAACATCATGGAGAGTCTCAAGAATCTGATGAATTAGGATACAGTATTATTAAGTATATAAGAGATTACTGCGATAAAAGGGTCAAAGAAACTCACTTGAATTTTAGTTGTTTAGGAACACCAGCAGAGACATATTGCAAAACAGCGTTAGAACAAGCTCGTAAGCAATTCGGAATCATTCCAGGGGTAACAGATAGAGCATACTTTACCAATAGCTCACATATCCCAGTGTGGTATAATATCTCAATTGCAGATAAAGCAAAAATTGAAGGAAAATATCATAATCTTGAAAACGCAGGTCACATATTTTATTGTGAAGTTGATGGAGATATTTCAAAGAATATCGATGCTTTTGAAAACATACTGCATATTATGTCTGATGCTGATGTTGGATATGGAGCAGTTAATATAGGAGTAGTTGAATGTACAGTTTGTGGGTATAGTTGGCGTGATGGTAGCGATAATCACATTTGTCCTAATTGTGGAAGAGACGAAAGAGAACCTATCGATGAATGAAATTTGGAAAGATATTAAAGGATACGAAGGATTATATCAAATCAGTAACTTAGGACAAGTTAAAAGCCTTGCTAGGCCTATTAATAATTTCAACCAATGTTGTAACAAGGATAAATTATTAAAAGGCGGGATAAAACGAGGATATAGACAAGTTATTCTCTTAAAAGATAAGAAGAGAAAATATGCATCTGTACATAGACTTGTTGCGGAGGCTTTTCTTCCTAATCCTCATAATCTACCAATAATAAATCACAAAGATGAAAACAAGTTAAACAATAATGTTAGTAATTTAGAATGGTGCTCAACAAAATACAATGTAAATTATGGAAATTGCATTGCAAAACGAGCAAATTCTAAAAAGAAGCCAGTGCAACGAATAGATAAAGACGGAAAGATATATACATATTTATCAGCAACAGATGCAGGAAAAGAATTGGGTATAAATCCTAATTTCATTAGTAGATGTTGTACAGGAAAAAGAAAAACATTATATGGAGAAACATGGAATTTTATATAGGAGGGATAAACAAATGGAAAAAGAAACTTTAAAAAATAAAATAAAAAGAATTATACCTTTTAGAAGAATTCAAAGAATAACGGGTTATTTAACGACTCCTGGTCGTGAAAATGCTGGTAAAAAAGCAGAAATAAAAGATAGAGTAAAGCATCAAAAGATTGAGGAAAAAAGCAATGAAAAGGAGGCTTAAAATGATATCTTTCTTAAAAATTGCTTTTCCAGCCTTAATGGTAACTGGAGCTCTAGGAAGTCTTGTTGTAAACATTATTAGTAAGGGAGACAAAGCTACGTCATTACAATGGATAGGAGCAAGTCTTCTCTATACTGCTTTATTATTTAGAAACAAATAGGGTCTATAAAAGACCCCTTTATTATACGTATAAGGAGGATTATATGGCGAAATTATATTTTAGATACGGGGCAATGAATGCTGGCAAAAGCACAGCTCTTTTACAAGTAAAACATAATTATGAAGAACGTGGTATGTCAACATTATTAGTAAAACCAGCAATTGACACAAAAGGCGCGAACAAAGTTGTTAGTCGGATAGGAATAAATGCGTCCGTTGATATATTATTAGATAAAACAGACGTCATAATGACAAAAGTACCCCTTCAAAAACCAAACGCTATTATTGTTGATGAAGCTCAATTCTTAACAGCTCAACAAGTAGATGAACTTTATTTAATAAGCAAGATATACGATATAAGTGTTTTATGCTATGGATTAAGGACCGACTTTCGCACAAACGGTTTCGAAGGTTCTACTCGTTTATTAGAAATAGCTGATGATATTGAAGAACTAAAGACGATATGTGCTTGTGGTAAAAAAGCCACTTTTAATATTCGTAAGATGAATGGTATACCAATGTTTGACGGGGAACAAGTTTTAATAGATGGAATAGATAAAATTGAATATGAAGCCGTATGTGGTAAATGCTTGATTAAACAAAAAGGGAGAGTGAGATAATGGCAAAAACTGAAATATTAGAATATAATGTTAATTGGAATAGCATAAAAAGAGCTTGCATGAGAACTATTGGTAAAGATGCCGGAGATAAAGAACCACCAGAAACATGGAAAAAGAAAATTTTAATTTGCAGACATAGTCCAATAAGAAAAGGGTGGATTACTTGGAAATGGTCAGATATTCCATACGCAATTAGTACACACTTTGCACGCCATCACGAGGGTACTGAAAAATATATATCTACTTCTAGAGCAGATAGAACGGAAATTAAAGACAGATCTCAACGTAGTCAAATGGATTCGGTTTCTATGGAAATGGATGCGAATATTGAGGGCTTAATCAACATTGCTGGTCGTCGTTTATGCACTTGTGCAGATCCTACTACTAGAGAATATACTGAAGATTTACGTGAACAAATAGAAAAATATGACGATGCTATCGCATGGGCAATGGTGCCACAATGTGTTAGAGCAGGCGGATGTTGCGAACCTTTTTCTCAATGCAAACATTATGAAAATTTTGCTAAAACGCTATCTAAAGAAGAACAAATGGATTTAGTAACAAGATTAGATAAATATAACGAATATCGTGGTAAGATTCTATCTCTTACTAAAAAGAAACAGGATTAAACCTGTTTTTTTATTGACACAATGTCCTTTTTTTTGTTATAATATATTTGAATAAAGAAATGTAAAGGAGAAAAATATGCAAAAAGATGTAGAAGGCTTTTTAGAAAAGCTAAGTGAATTAAGTTTATCTTATGGCATCGCAATAGGTGGATGTGGATGCTGCGGTTCTCCGTATTTAATAAATATAGATGGAGAGACTGAAATAAACGGTCTTCAGCATGATGAATTAGAGTGGAACGAAGATCATTATATAATAAAAAATATATATGAAACACCAGAGGAAATGAAAGTAGAATAAGGAGGTAAAATATGCATGCAATAGTAGCAGTTATACATCGAGAACAAAATTTTGACGAAGAATGGTTTTCTAGATTTTGTTGGGATAATACAAACTATTATGAAAGAGCATATCGAACAAATAGTTTAGAAGAATCTTTAGAACAAGTAGAAGAGTACATTTCTTATCTTAAAAAGAATAAGCAAGAAGATCATGATTGGTATGATACAGTATTGACAGAATTGATGTCCAAAGAAACAGAACGTGAAAGAATTGAATTTGTTGCCGATCAAGACGGGTATTATGTAGATGATAATAATAGAATATATGAAGAATATAATCCAAATGGTTTTTGTGATTGGTTTGTAGTTGGAGGACGCTGGAGTAATTTACTTGAAAGTTATAGAGGAGAAAAGGCGGACACAATGAAACTGAAAGACTTTATGGGATTTTCTGAACCTGAGTTCAACTTTCCTTATGGGGTTGTCTTAGAGTATAAGGGCGAAGAATGGCTAGAAGAATTAGGACAAAATGGAAAAGAGTGGTTTGATATTTTAAATGAAGCTCGAGATTATAGTGATTACGAAGGAGAAGATTTGTATATCACGATGGTAGATATCCATCAATAGGAGGAAATATGACTAAAATAGCAGGAGTAATACATAATAGTGTTGTTGATGGTCCTGGTTTAAGGACTACTATTTTCTTTTCTGGTTGTCGTAGAAATTGCCCTGGATGTCATAATCCAGAAGCTCAGTCTTTTGATTATGGAAAAGAAATCTCAGAAGCAGATATAGACAAGTTAATAGAAGAAGTAATCAGTTCTGGAGATGCGGGGATTACATTATCGGGAGGACATCCATTGGAACCAGAGAATTATAAAATAGCAGAAACTATAATAGACAGAGCGAAAGCCAAGGATCTCGACATATGGCTTTATACAGGTTACATTTTTGAACAAATTCCGTTGATGTATATGGATTTGATATCAAAAGTAGATGTACTTGTTGATGGTCCTTTTATTCTTAATAAGAGAACTCTTGACTGTCCATTTAGAGGATCGTCAAATCAACGCTTAATAGACATACAAAAAACGTTTGAGAAAGGAGAAATAATGTTATGGGAATAAACACACAAGAAACTGAAACAGAATCAATTATAGAAAATAAAACAGAGGAACGAGAAAACGCACTTGTGAAACATGCTCGACATGAATTAAATTTAATTTTAGAAGAAGCAAAAACAGATGGGGACGAAGAAGATATACGTATGCAAAAAATATTTAATGACGGTATCTTAAAGGTAGTAAATGCTTTTGCAGATTGCGGTCATAGTGGTTTCAGTGCTTCCATAGCAATAAATTATCTTGATCGACTACTTAGATTTAAACCGCTTATGCCATTAACTCTTGAAGATGATGAGTGGAATGAAGTTGGTATCCAACATAACGAAGATAATCAAGTAAAAGTTTATCAAAACAACAGAGCTTCTAATGTATTCAAAGAAGCTGATAAATTTGACGGTAAACCTTATTGTATAGATGGACCAAATGGAGAAATTGTCACATTAGAAGAGTATCCAAGAGTATATTTCGGAGATTTTAGAACAGCAAAAGAAATTGAAGAGCAAAATAAAAAAGAGGAGGAAAAAAGTCATGCTACTGAAGCGTAGAGAATTTGAGATGGTCTCTCGACAAGAAATAGAAAAAACGGAAGAATTAAAAAAATGTAATTTTTATGATCCACATTTTAGAGGGTCATTTAAACTACATTTTCAGCCCCGTAGAGCGACAAAGAATAGCGCAGCGTATGATTTATACTCTCCTATACGAATCGTTCTTAAACCAGGCGAAATAGCCAAAATACCAACAGGTTTTAAGATTAAAATGCCAAGAAATGAAGCATTCTTTATTTATATAAGAAGTTCTTATGGGGCCAAAGACATTATATTGCCTGCGGGTGTAAATATTATAGATGCAGATTATTACAATAATCCTAAAAACGAAGGTCATTTTTTCATTTGCATTAAGAATAATAGTAAAAAAGATTTTATCATTGAAGAAGGAGACCGAATTGCCCAAGGAGTATTTCAAAAATATTACACTTGTGGTGAAACTGTAAAAACGAAAAGATCTGGAGGATTTGGTAGTAGCGGTACCAAATAGGAGGTAAAATATGGACAATGATTTTCAAAAACTATTTCCATACTTTGAACAAAATAAAAAATTTACATATTTAGATAGTGCCAATACTTCTCAAATTTTAGGAAGCTGTTTATCTAGTATGATAAAAGTATACTCTAATTACAATTACAATATTGGAAGAGCTTCCTATAGCGGCGCTCATTGGACTCAACAATTAAAAGATTGGTCTTTACAAGTATATGCGGACTTTATTGGAACTAAACCAGATAATATTATATTAACAACAGGAGCAACAGAAGGACTAAATCTTATAGCTTATTCATATTGCAGTATGCTTTATAAAATGAAGAAAAAAGCCGTTTTATTGACGACTAAATTAGAACATGCTTCGGCAATAATGCCCTGGATGGTATTTGGTAAAAACATTGTTGATATAAAATATATAGATTTAAAAGAAGATTATACTCTGTCGATAGAAAACTTTAATAAAGCTGTTGAAGAATATAATCCCGATATTGTTCTTTTATCTAGTATGACTAATACAACGGGAGAAATTAGACCAATAAAAGAGATTGGGGCTATTACAAAAGAAAAACATATCACTTTTATTGTAGACCACGCTCAGGGAGCAGCCCATGTTCCAATAAATGTAACAGAGTGCAATATTGATTTCCTAGCATTTTCCCTACATAAAATGTATGGACCTAAGGGAATTGGAATATTATATGCAAAAATACCAAATTTTATAAGACCAATAAAAGTTGGAGGAGGAATGAATAAATATTTTCTTCCTAAAGGAGAATATGAATTCTTAGACAATAATGATAAAATGTACGCAGGAACAGAAAATGTCCCAGGTGCATTTGCAGGTACAGATGCCGCTCTAACTCTAAGTCAAAGCTGGGATATAATACAAATGCAAGATTTATATCTTGGATTATTCGCACATAGATTACTATCTAAATTGCCCAAAATAAAAATATATTCTAATCCCCAAAGTCCAATTTTATTATTCAATATAGATGGATTTGAAGCATTAGATGTTATGAATTATTTAGACAAGAAAAATATTTTTATTCGAGCTGGAAATCATTGTTCTAAATTAACTAAGGACCTATTCGGATTATCGACTTGTAGAGTGAGTTTAGGAATTTACAATTCAGAAGAAGATTTGATGAAATTATATAAAGCATTAAAAGAAATGGAGAGTGAGGTATTGTGCTTAGAAAATGTCCAGGACCAAAAAACTGTAAAGTCAGAAAATGTGGAACAGATAAGTGTCCGTTAAAGGAAAAGACATTATTAGATAAAATAAAAGAGATATTTAAAAAGAGAGCTTAATTACTCTCTTTTTTTATTTGTTTCTCTAATATCTCTATTTTCTTTTGAAGCTGATGTATTAGGATTAAGTTCATTTGAGAAAGAGCAACAGTATCAAAAGTCTTTATGTTATTATCTTTTTCATCTTGAGCAAAACCTAAATATTGTTCTACTATTGTGTTTTCCAAATCTTCAATAATAAAGCCGCGGTATGTTCTTATTCCGCTATCCCCATAACCCTTCTTATAATTATAAGTGTAGAAAGTCGTATTTTTAATATTATTGTATAAATCTTCTTTTTCATCATCGGTAATTGGTTGAATATTTTGTTTTACTCTCCTAGAAGAAAGGTTATTATATATTTGTCCCTTTAAATAAAGGGCGGTTTTTGCTGCTCCTATTTTAATTGTTGAGGCAGAGTTCCCCATTGTACCATCTCCAATGAATACTCCTGCTCCTTCTCCTTCTAAACCGATAGAACCTCCTGAACGTATCCATACATTTTTCTCAGCATTTAAACGAATAGAACATCCAGAACCTGCATAAATCTGCACACCAGATGCATTTCTTGAAGACCCGTCACCAGTTTTCATTCCTGTTAAGTATAATTGGCGAGAAATCGTATCAGGAGCACTGCTAACTCCTGCGCCGATAGTTATACCTTCTGGGGTATACAATCTCTGCTGTTGGGTAGTATGAAGTCTAAAACCATTGTCAAAGATACATTCACCACCGCCAGGCTTAACTTGGCTATAAAAAGCAAATGATCCATTAGTTCTTATAGATGCGTTATCATGAGTAAAACCATCATGGCCATTTATTTTCCATCCACCTATATTTCCACTATAGGCGTAAATAGCTCCATTAAAAGAACCACCTGTTGCCTCTACTTTTCCTTTAAAAGAACCTGAACTAGCATAAACAGTACCATTAAAAGTACTATTACCACTAACTGTTATATCATTAAAAGTTCCACCGGTAGCGGTTATGTTTGTAGCATAAACATTGCCGTTAGCATCTACTCTAAAGTTTCCACTTTTGAATGATCCATCTGAATTCAAAGATGTTGTGCCATTAGTAATAGCTCCATTATTTATAGTCCAGTTACCAATTTTTCCAGTTGTTGCAGTTAAATCTCCCTCTATAGTTGCTTTAGTTGCCTTCATTGTACCATCATGCTTTACCCAGAATTTAGCCTGACTTGGGTCTGTATTACCAGCCCAAAAAGCGTAATTATTTAAACTGCTATTATCGGAACTCATTCCAACTCCGCCTTTTTTAAGAGCAGTACCGCTAATGTCCCATCCGCCAATATCTCCGCTTTTAGCTCTTATTTTTCCTGCAAAATAAGCATTTCCACTTTTTGCGTCTAAGAAGAAAGAAGTTTTATCATCTGGTGTAATATTTGGGGAAGAAGCATCCGCTCCATCTTTACTAATAGCAGTAATTCCTTTACCATCAATTATAATATTAGCTGTCTTTCCTATATTAGATACAGAAATCGTATTAGAATCAATTGTTCCAGCCGATAAAGCCTTGATACTAATTTTTCCTGCGTTTAATATATTCTCCCATGTCGTTCCGCCATTGGTTGATGAGAATATACCTTTTCCTGTGTATTGCATTCTTAAATCTGCATTTTCTCTGTCTGTCGTAATAATGCCATTTTCTCCTAACAAAACAGTACCATTGTTAGACATTATAGTTAGTTTACCACTATTATCGTCTAATGAAGCACTAACAGTATCTTGTGCGATAGTTCCATCTGACTTAATTACAGCACTACGGTTATATATCTGTTCCTTAGAATAAATAGTATTAGCTGCTGTAACCAACTTACCTATTAATTCTTCTGTGTTTGTGTCTACCGTTTCAATCGTTATTTGATGATTTGCGGGATTAGATAAGCTTCTTACGACACTTGTGATATTGGCTTTTTCCTTAACTATACCAAGTTTATTATCTGTAACATAACAATAATCTCCTGGATTAGGTAACACTAACTCTGGTTTATTTAAACGATATACGATATCATGATACACATCTTCTGTCATTGTAGAATATTCAGGTAAACCAGAAACATCAACAACACCTAATTCATAGGTAATTAAAGGTCTATGATATAAGTTCAATGCTTTTAATCCAGCATACCATAAGTTATAAATGTAAACCATTGTATCGTCAGTAAACACACCTTCTACAATGTAATCGCCATATTTTTCTCTAAGACTATGCTCTAATGAAGTGATTTTATTTTCTAATATTTCGACTCTTTCAAGCAATAGCGTAATAGCAGTTTCTACTTCTGCGATTTTTTCTAAAGCGTATTGCTTATTTATTTCTTCTGTTACTAATCTATTTCTTGCATTATAATAATTATGAGCTAAGGAAGTCTCTTTAGGATCGCCTGGCATTCCATCTGGTATCATATCAATATTAGCAGGTGGATTGAACCAATATTTCAATGCATCACTAGCAGTGTCATAATCTGTTTTAGGATATAGTTCCTGTTCTCTTAATTCTTCAAAAAGACCAGTTCCTCTATTCCTAGCTTCTAAACTTCCATCAGGACTATAAAGCCATTCTTTTTCTCTTTTCTCTGCATCTGCTTTTGAATCTTTAAGGTCTCCCTCATTCCAACCTAAGTAATAACTAATTGTATCTTTAAAAGAATATGTGTTAGCGTACCAATAAACCTCTCCGGTGTCTTTTACTTTTACCATATTACCTATTTTAGGATTTGGAAAAGCCTCTGATATTTTATCAAATGTTGGTACTTCTACCGCTTCTGATTTGGAATATTGAACTTCAGCCAAGCTCCATCCTTCTGTTTTAAAATCAGCTCCAGGAGGATAAAGGTAAAGCCCAGTATCTTTTAGTGAAGTAATTCCATCTTTTGTTTCATAGATTGCATAAGTCGTTCTCAAAGACTTATCAATGGCTTCTGCTGCTATTTTACTTTCGTCATAAGCATTATTCCAATTCAATAACTCTTGACTTAATGTGCTATATTCTTTAAGCAATGGAGCTCTTTTTTTATTTAAATGACTTATTGGTAAAATAAAATTATATTTAATATCATTAACCTGATCTTCTGTCATTAGTTTTCTGTCTAAGAAATAAGAAAAATCCATTATATAGTTATCTGCATACGGAGATAATACTTCCCACCAATGATAGAATTGTCCTTTATCTACCCATTGATCATTTTCTCTATCAAATCTTCTTTCAAAAGTAATGATATTGCTTGCTTCAGAAGGCTCTGAACTTAAATAAGTATCGAACCAAGCGTTTGCTTCTGGAACCCAAGAATAATACGAATCTTGTTCTCTAATAAATACTGTTTGTCCTAGTTCTCCTGTGGCAGGTAATTGATCCAGACCATTTATTTCAGGTATAGCTCCTGTTCCCCAAGAACTAACTGGTAATTCACCAACTAAAAATGTATTTGTAATAGGCAATCTTTTGCCATCTTTTTTCGTTTTTTCTATTAATTGATCCCAAGTATATTTTTTTAAACTAATCTTAGCATACTGTCCTTCTCTAGGATTAGTTACTCTAGCATTTAAATCATCCAAAGAATTGTAATCCGCTAAATAATACTCTGGATTTACTCTATTACAATCTTGTATGTACACTTGTCCATTCAAGTCTTCTCCGCCGTATACCCATAATTTAGATACGGCTTTTTCTCCATCTTGAGTAATTCTACTACTTTTCAAATTATCTCTATATAGATATGTTAATCCGTTGTCTTCCCCAGGAACTGATTTTAAATTAACAATCTTATTAACATGATCAAAACGAGGATAACATTTAAAAGCATTGCATAATTCAGATATTGCGTTATATGCATTAGAATTATCAAAATATAAATATGTACTTAACTCAACTTTCTTAGGATTTACTACTCCATCTTCGGCTAATTCAACAATTCCGTTGTCTATATATATCTTATCTACTTCTCCGACTTTCCATCCAGTTCCTTCTAAAATATAATCTAAGTATTTATCTGCATAGTTAGGGGCGAGATAAGGTTTTTGTGGATCTAATTTTGCCCATTTTCCCTTTAAAGTATCTTTTGTTTTAAACACTTCTCTTTTATTCTTATGTGTATCTTCCCAAGTATCATTTACATATTGCCAAACAGTTCCAGTTTCGATGACATACATTGTTGCTCCGCCAGTATAAGAAGGAACAGTATCATCAAGATTTTCAATTTTAAATTTAGTTCCTAGAAAATCATTTGGAAATTCAAAATCTAAAGTTTCATATATATCATATAAAAGTCTACTATTTTTTCTATATAACAATCCATCATAACGTCCCATTGTTTTTTCTGGATTAAACCACACGGTATCCCAATAAAATTGAACTATAGCAGGATCAATATCATTTATTCCAATTGAACCGTAGTCATACTTATTTGGTTCTGGTGCCAGTGGGTATCCGCCCCATTCAGGACTCCATACTGGTTCTGGAATAATATTGCCATCGCTATCTTTTATACAAGTTTGAAAAGTTCCCGTTTCTGAGTTAACTTCTAACTCATACCAGTTGATGAATTTACTCTCATCATTCAAATCTTTTTTACTTGGGTCAGTATTCACTAATCTAAATGCTCTATTTTCACTTGGTATATAAGCAAATGCTCCAGGTAATGCATCTAACCATCCACCCAATTCTGAATAATTATTAAAATTCATTCGAGATTGAACGTCAGCCTTAACGTAAAGAACTTTCCCGTCTACGTTTGGGACCTCGTTATTAGGTGTCATAGAACGTTTTTCATCTAAAGTATCTTCTCCAATAGTTATACCATTTTTGGCCTTAGATAAATTATGTCTTGGATAATCAATACAAGTGTAAGATTTTAGAACTATTCCACTTTCGTCTCGACTATCTTCTTCTGGCTGAACCATAAAATATAATATTAGTTCTTCCTCTTTATCTCCCGTCTTTGTAATGCGTGTATACTTTAACTTAGACAAGGGAAATAAATGTTTTAATATTGGGTTATCTATTAACTCTCCATTTTTTAATATAAAAGCAGGAGCATCAAATGTTAATTGATACCATCCAGCCACATCACTCTCAAGGTTGACATTAACAATTCCTCCTTCTATATCCGCATCTGAAGAAGTAAACAAAAGACATTGATTTACGTTATTGTAATCAACAGCATTAATTCGTTCTCTTATAAATATCTTCTCCATCTTCTCACCTCTCTTAAATCATATATATTGTATCTATGTAAATCGGCGTTTCATTAGCAACTGCAGTAGTAGCGGTCGGGAACACCTGTATATTTCCATCGCTATCTATTCTAATATGTACTCCGATGCCATTGGAGTTATTAGGAGATATATAATCTCTTGTGTCTGAAGGTCTATACCCTTCTGGTATTGTACATAAAGCATTCCATGTGCCTAAAGTCAATTCTCTACTGATCAATCCTCTTAATTGAACGATACCAGTAAAAGCTTCTTTTATTGCGACTGGCATTTGTCCAGAAGCAATAGAGCATCCTTCTGCCAAAATGCACTCTGCTGTTGTTTTTTGAATTAAAGTTTTCCAACTAGTATCATAATCAGTATCACTATTTTTAACCAACGCTTGTCCTACAGTTCCTCCTTCAGGAACACCCAAACCAATATCACCTTTTGGACCTTGTGTTCCCATAGAACCTACGTCATACCAGCTTTGACTTGCGACAAGTAAAACTGCAATATGTGGTATTGGAAAGACATTTCCCTCTTCATCTTTCAATATTAAATAAACATTATTATTTGTAACTGTAGACGGCTCTGGTAAAGAAGCAAATGATTCTAAAGTATCATAAATTTGAAATGGACTTCCTGTTTCTCCTTGTATCCCCTGAGGCCCTTGTTCACCCTGCGTTCCTTGTGGACCTTGAGGCCCCGCAACTCCACTAAATGGACCATTATCAGTCCAATTACTATTTCCTGCTAATAATATAAATAAGTGTGCTCCATCTTCATACTCTACTTCTTCTTCATTCTTTCGAACAAGATAAGCAAAATTGTTAGTAACCGTAGACGGTTCTGGCAATAAAGTAATATTATCTAATACGTCTGTTATTCTAAAGCTATCTCCTCTTGGACCCTGTTCTCCCTGAGGACCGACGCTTCCAGTTTCACCTTTCGGACCCTGTTCTCCTTGAATACCCCTAGGTCCAGTATCTCCTTTTTCTCCTTTTGGACCAGTTAATCCAATGTTTCCAATAGGACCTTGTGGACCTTGAGGACCTGCTGGACCCCTTTGTCCTTGAGGCCCTTCAGGACCAACTAATCCTTGTTCTCCTTTTTCTCCTTTTGGACCAGCAATTCCTTGAGGTCCCTGAGGACCAGTTAATCCTCTTTCACCTTGCGTACCAGGATCTCCTTTATCACCCTTTGGGCCTTGCGGACCTCTAATTCCGCCATCTTCATATTTAGATTGTAGCGTTTCACCATCACTAAATATAACTTCTTGAGCATTACCTGTGCCAGATGAAACCAACCCTAATTCCTTAGATGTCTTATTTCCAATCAGTTCTTTTCCATTTATTAGAGGTTTCTTGAACAACTCTTCATAATTTTTTGTTCCAGAACCTCCCCCACCAGAAATATTTACTTCATTAATAGCAGCTACTAAACTACTCTTATCTATTGTATTTAATTCACTCAATATTCCTAGATTCTCCTCAGCAGTACTAATACTTCGAGTATTGGTTCTAACGGCTCCTCTCAACGAAGAAGTTTCTTTTTCTAAAACGGTAAGTTTATTGTTAATTGTTGTACCGTCACTTTGCAAATCTTTTATTTCTTTCTTAATTGGATCTATTTTTAAATCAACTTCAGTCTTTGTATATGTCTCATCTTTCTTCGCATATCTATCATCATGATTATGATCTAATTTTGAATACATGTCATCATGATTATGATTAATATCTGACTTATTATCATTAGCATTCTTTACTCCACTTTCAATGTTATTCATACGTTGTGCATTTACTAATGTTTCATCGTCTTGCCATGCGGTAGGTGTATAAGCCATGTCTATCCCCTCCTTTTCCTATTATATAGTATCGATAAACCATTCACAGTATTTAATATAGTATACCAGATAATGTGCATTTTGTCAAACAAAAAAGAGCTCTAGGCTCTTATAATGTAGTTTCATCAACCAAGATAAACTGAGACCAAAAATCGAATTCCTTATAGTCTGTAATTGTTTCTGGATTTGTCACATTATATGATGATAGATTTAAACTTGGTTGCCCAAAATGCTGCGCTTTAAATATGTCCGTATTAGAACTTCCATCATTTAAAGTTATATTGACAATACGTGTTGATACATCAGTAATTGAATCATAATAAGTAATAGATAAAAATTTATCTATTAATGTTAAAGTTATATCAGAATCTGGTTCTACTGCTAATGGCATGAGTGCTGATGGTGGATATTTATAAGCTGTATATCGTTCTGAAATGTCATCAGGGATATTAAAATATAATTTAGTACCATTCTTAAGAGCATCACCAACTTTTAATGGTCTTATATTAGGATCTTCAATATAAAGATGTCTATATGCTTGACAATCAGTAACTTCAGTAACATCTTGTACTGTATCTGACATTTTATACTCATTTTTATTTACTTCCAATTTATTTGTTTTAAGATCATAAAAATATATAGTCTTATCATAGTCATTGGTTCCAACATAAATGCTATATCCAAATGGATCTTCTAAACACTCATGAATACAAGTATCTAATGTTCCTGCTGAACTATTATTATACCCACAGATACTTCTATTAACATATATTCCATCAAGTTCAACAATATTGATAAAATCATCAGGAAAGTCTGCATATAATGTTCTGCTCGCTAATACGTCTCCAACCATTATTCTTCTTTTGTATAGTTCCTTCTTTTTACTTGTAGTGTGATAAAGTAATGCTCGTGTTTTTAAATCAAACATTTAGACTACCCCTATTTCTTGCTCAAATCTATACTTGCTGGTGAACTAGTAATTTCAATTTTATATGCATGATATGTTGAATTGCTTATAAGTGTTGGAGTACATCCTGAACTTGAAGATGCTAATATACCTGATGCGTCTGTCTTTTTATATCCTGCATAAATTAAATTACCATCTACTGCAAATTCTTGTGATTCCCCCCACGCTGCTATTGTTCCAATTATATTGGTGCATCCTTCATCTGAAAATACATATAAATCAAGACCAAGATCTGCCTTAGCCGTATTAGTTATAGTTATTTTATTTCTAGTATCAACTGCTTGATGCTCAACTCCTCTTACTACACCACTCATAAATAGACCATTCCAATAAAATGCAATTTCATAGACTTTATCTGCTACAGGGTTAAGTACTCCGTTCGTTACGTCATCTCCTGTGAGTTTTACTTTAACAGAAGTGCTTTCAGTTATTTCAAAAGTACATCCAGAAGATGCTGTTTGGAATGTTGCTGACATTTCGAATTTATCCCCGCTGGTTAAAGAAACATCCTCAAATGATAGTCCTAAATGAGTAACTCCTGAATCTGATGGTCCAAAAAATCTAAATTCAGACTTATTATCTAAATTAGATAATCTGAATGTTACAGCATCCAACATATTTTCAATAACATGACCTTGTAAATCAAATATCTGAGTTTGAAGATCTGAATATTGTGCATCAATATTCTTTTGAAGGATCATATCCATTTGACGTCTGTCTGTTGATTCATGAGTTACCTTACTCGAGATAAAATCCTGTAATGATGCATCGGTTACTGTATTTGTATAGTATTCTAAAGTAAATACTTGTTGTGCATTTGATGGTTCATATGTACCTGATGTATAGGTAAGTGTTAATTTAGACCCCGATGTTAATGGTCCTGTATTAATTAAATTCTCAGAGCATCCTCTTGTATTAAGTATTTGTGATGTTGTACCTGATGCATCAGTTATAGATATTTGTGCTATTTGGTCTGCTGGTCCCATATCTCCTATCAAAGATCCTACACTATATATTAAAATATTTTTTACATCAGCAGTTAAAGTTATTACATTTTCATAAGTAACTGGGTCTTCTCCATTAATTGCACCTACTGCAGTAAATGTTCTTGCTTCTGAATCTTGAGTGAATGCTGTTTTACCCGTTGTGGTTGTTACTTCTGATGGTGGTAGTACATAAACTACTTTGTCATAAGTGTAATTTGCTGATGTTTTACTATCTACATATTCCTTGGTAGCTAATACCTTACTACCTGCATCTTTGTTTGTACCTGATGTAGAACCTGTATAGACATCACCAGCAAACCATGCGTTACCGTTCCAATCAAGAGTGTGAGCATTAGATCTATTAATTTCATGATTACCATTCCCCACGATATGAGCACTTGTTGTGTCTGATATATTATATTTACCTTGGACATGTTGATTAGCTCCTTGTGCTATTGTGCTCCACCCTTCTGCATGAGAACGAACATTTAGTGTTTCTGTATTTTCTCCCTCTGCATGAGAACTTATTCCTGACGCTACCGTATAATAGTTTTCTGCATGAGAGTATTTACCTGATGCTGTTGTATATCTTCCTTCTGCCCAAGCATATTCTCCTAAGGGTTTTCCTTCCGAATCCCTAGCACCGATTGTTCTTGCTGAACCAATTGCATTACCATCTAATAAATTTTTAGGACCACTTCCAACTTTTTTATTTCCTGAGTCAGTACCTACATATAAATCTTGAGTGTCTGTAGTTATAGCTAACTCACCTTGTTCAAGAGTTGTATTAGAAATATTACTGGATAATCCACGTTTTATTTTTATTGTATTCGCCATAATCTTCTACCTCCTTTCTATATTTTATTACTCATCTCGTTTCACCCTCTCTTTTAGTGTTCTTCCCATACACCTGAACTATTCTTTAATTTTATTTTGTTTATAACTACCCATCTTCCATTAGAATCTTTTACGCTTATCGTACCACCTGACGTAAAATTACCAGAAGAATCTCTCCAATTTACTAGACTTGGCGTTCTTTCCCACACAGCATATAGCGTTTGTGATGAAGTTGGTGTAATAGTACCAGTAACACCAGTCGTTGCAGAAGCTGTTGTCCCCCATCCAACAAAACTATAATTAGTCCTAGCAGGAGTAGGTAACATAACAGACCCTTTCGTTGTATTAGTATTCCAAATGGCATAAAGTGTTACATCTGCATTTGCAGTATAACTCCCTCCAGAATTATATGTAGTGCCAGTACCAGAAGAATTTGTATTCCAAGACCTAAAAGTATATGAAGTAGTATTATATTGCGTTAATTCAGGAGTGGATACATAACCGCCATTTGCATTTAATGTTATTATATAGCCAGCTGTACTCGTGTTGGCTTTGTTTGGTTTTACTGTGCTTAATATTAAAGTTTTATCATGTTCTTTTGTTTGTGCTGATGGAGCACCTGTACCGCCATTTGCATTATATGAAACAGTGTAATTTCCTGCAGCAACCGAAATTGTACCAGTTAAAGTTTGATTATACTGAGCTGCACTTCTGCCGCAACTTATTGAAACTGTTAATGATGTTAAAGACGCATCTGCACTTACGCTTTTAGTACCCACTCCAGTACTAGTCCATGATTTACCTTTCCAGTAATCGCTTCCTTTAAATGACCCTGATATACCCAAGCTAGTACCATTTAAAGTTACACTATTGATAAAAATAGTATTTGTAGTATATCCATCTGCACCATACTCTGTACATTTAACTCGAGGGTTAGTAATAGTAACAGTTGTGCCATTTCTTGTAGTGCCATCATAAGCAAAGTAAACGGTAAAAGCACCATAAGCAGTATTATTATTCTGATACCCATATAAAGTTCCACAATTTATCTGAGCCATTTATATCATCTCCTTTTTTAAAACTACGAAATCCTTTTCCACATATATACAGCTAAATAAGGTGGCATATTGTTATGAGCTTGTCCACCACCAGTATTGGTAGGTATATATCTCGAGTAGCCCGTCGTTTGCATCATACTAGGTATTAAGCCTTTACCACCTCCACCGTCTCCTCTTATACCCAACCTATTTTTATAATCACCATAGACAGCGTCGTCCATATCGTGAGTATGAGATGGCATTTCATCAACTGTTAGAGTGTGTGTCTTTTCACCGCCTGTTTTTCCACTAGTTTCAAAATCTGTATCAGATGAATCAACACCAACTAAAAATTTGCCTTTTAACTGTTCCCAAGTTCCACCAAACAATACAGAAGGATTAGTTGCATTTGCAGTAATATAAATAGAGCCAACAGGGTATATTTGATCCCATAAAGAACTTAGATCTATTTTACCAGATGGAGAAATCCAACATTTTACACTTGAATCCGTAGGTTCTGTATCTCCAACATATACATTGTCTGGAGAAATTTGTCCCTTATTAGTATAAAGCTTATTAGTGTCAAGAGTAAGAGCTAATTCTCCATCTTGTAAATTACTCACCGATAAATTATTAGACTTACCTCTCTTTATTCTTATTGTATTACTCATTTATCATCTCTCCTTTTCTTTTCTATAATAAATTTAATTTGTCATTTCACTGGGCAATTTGCATTATGAGCAACTACAGAATTAACAACATAGTTATGATGTTCTCCATTTACGGATAAATTATACATAGTAATTGGCTCTATTGTTTCTCTAACTATTTGCTTAATTTTTATTTCTCCATTAATTGTAACAAGAATATCTTTATCTGTCAATAAAGGTAATCCCTCGTGCCCTGTTAAAGAATGATATCCTTCTATTGTTAATAAAGGATGATATGCATTCATTTCGATAGTTATACCATTTTCTAATACAATTGTGGCTTTATCTGTGACATTGTTGTTTCTTGGGGTATCAGAAACTGTAGACAACTCAAATTTCTTTTCGTCTTCATTGTAAACAACAATCTGTTCTCCAGCTTTTAAATCCTCAATATTCTTGGTAGTTCCATCTAAAGATATCCTAACCTGAGAGCCTTTAATGAAACAACATACCTCTTCCCATTCTTTTTTTAATCTTTCCAAATGTCCAGCTTTCCATTCCCCATTTACTTTTGTATATATCGTCTTTATCTTCTTCCATTCATTATTCTTTTTAAAATATCCTTTTCCTTGAGACCAGGTTGAATTTTTATTTACACTTAATCTTGCCTGATCTTGAACCCAAACAGCATAGAAAGTTATCGTTGCTCCGCTATATCTGCTTAAATCTGAGCTTAGAGTTTGTCCTGGAGAATAAATAGTATCTTCCCCGGCTTGCGCCCATCCAACAAAATCATAACCGTTATAAGTTGGAATTTGTGAGCTCAATACAAGATTTTGTCCGTATGTTTTTACTTGTGTTGATGGTGCATTACTACCGCCGTTCGCATCATATGCAATGTTATAAGCTACTGGAGCATAGAAATATTCGGCTGTACCATTGGCATCAAAGGTATATGTCGCATAATTATTTGTAATATCAGTTACTTGAGTGGCACATACATACCAAGTAACAGCAGCATTATCATCCCCATTATTTGCTCTTATTGCAACAAACCCTAAAGTAGAAAAATCTCCAGAAGAACCTGCATGAACATCATATACGTATCTATACCAATCACCCGTTCCGGCAGTATCAGTAAGCCATTCACTACGTCCTCCGTCGCCAATTGAATTACGATAATCTCCAATTGTATAACCTACAGGTATTTTTGCCCATATTATATGTCTATATATATGATTAGCAGCAGAATTAGTTGATAAATAGAATCCTCCACAATAAGGAGAAGCTGTTCCAGCTGCTTTGTCTATTCTTATATAATAAGCCCTTCCACCATTTCCAAAGTATTTACAAGCCGATGGCACCCCATCATCATCTTGCACTCTTGTATGAGTAACTGTTCCATTTGCACTATTATTATAAACTTCAATTCCTCCATTTCCCGATTCAAATACGGAATCTTTCGATGAAATACTACTTAACGAACCTGTACTATAAAATCCAGCAAATAAATACCCAGTTGGTGGAGTTGGGTGTGGAACATTATAAGTCGTATTGTATTGTTGAGTTATTGTAGAAATTTCGGTCGTTCCCTCTCCTTTATATGTCCTAAAAGTGTAATTCTTCCAAGCAGTTTTAAAATTAACAGACGCTCCACTGCTAGATAAAGTTAAACTCCAAGGACCTGTTGTATTACTAGGACTAATACCAGTTACAGAAGATAATTCTCTATGTGCTCCTGGTGTAAAGTTTCTGTAATTAAAAGTTGTTCCTATCGTATAAGAGTTAGCTCCTTCATTATAGACTCTTGTATAACTTCCGCCATTTATTGATTGTTCTACAGTTCCTGCTTCACCAGTTTGGTAAGGCTCTGAATCATCAGGATTCAAGATGTTTAAGTTAAAAGAAGCTGCTGCCGGGGTAATTGATAAAGTAGAAGCTCCATCAACACATTTCGTGCCAGCATTCCATCTTGCGTCACTGTAGGTATAATCAAACATAACTTTTACATAAACAGAAACATTGGTACTAGAAGTTATATAAGAACTTTCCTTTATAATTGTTCCATTCTCCCAATTAGACCAGAGTATTGTATTAGTTTCAAATAATTGCTGCTCTCCTCCAAAAGCGATATATCTTGCAGTACTATTGTAACGTCCTTGGTCTCCCGTCTTATCATATAAAGTACATTTGTATGAAATCGTATATTTTCCTGTTGAGGTGTCGTAAGTGACTCCCTTGATTTCCATCTTAGCTCCATTGTTATAGCTTCCAGACATAAATAAATTAGTAGTAAAAGAACCTCCATTATAAGAACAATTTATGGTTGCCATCTATCTCACCTCTCTAACTATCCAATAAAACATATAAATCTCCGTTTTTCCCTATGTCATTAGTCGGAGCAGTTGTTCCGCTATATACCACAGGCAATTTAACAGACCCATCATCCTTATTTGTTCCACTTGTTGAACCAGTATAAACATCACCAGCAAACCAAGCATTACCATTCCAATCAAGAGTGTGTGCGTTTGATCTAACAGAAATACTACCATTTCCCACAATATGGGCGCTTGTTGTATCTTCTATATTATATTTACCTTGGACATGCTGAAAGTTTCCTGATGCTTTTATTTGATAGCCCTCTGCATGAGAATAAGAACCTGATACTTCCGTATAAGCACCTTCTGCATGAGAATAATAACCCAATGCTTTAGTGTGATATCCTTCCGCATGAGAACTCTCTCCTGAAGCATTGGTATTATCTCCTTCTGCATGAGAATTAGGACTTGACGCTTCTGTTCGATTTCCTTCTGCATGGGAAGTCTGTCCTGACGCTGTTGTACTATATCCTTCTGCATGAGAAGCTGCCCCTGATGCTTTAGGACCGGCACCCTCTGCATGAGAATACTCACCTGATGCTATTGTGCCAGAACCAAAAGCTTGTGCATATGGACCTAACGGGTTTATCGTTGTATCATAAGAGCCAATAGATCTGATACTTCCCCTAGCTTGTCCATTTACCAAATTACTTGGCATTGTATCTATTGTCTCATTAACAGCCGTTTTAATCTGATTCATATCTGCTGCTGTAACCTTATTTTCTGCTACAACATCTGGTTTTTCTTGAAGGGCTACCTTATCAGCCCATGTAATTTTATTAGCCATTTTTCACCCCTCCTATTTTTTTATTTGAGCTATTTTATTAGCATAACTTCTAAAAGTATCTGTTTCCAATACACTTACCCCAGCGGCTACGATAGCTCTTTTTATATTTTCCTTTGTTTTACTTAAATAATATATTTTCTTTTCTACTGCCGTACCAGATGTAAGTGTTGTATTATCTGATACATGTGTAGTATTTTTTATGCTATCTATCTTGTTTGCATAATCTCTAAATGTAGTGTTTTCCGGCACATCTACGCCCTGAGCGATGATAGCCTCTCTTATCAATTTCTTTGTTTCTTTTATATATTTTATTTTCTCTTTAATAGAGCCCATCTCGTTCTCACCTCTTTAAAAAAATAAGGAGCACTTATTAGAAAGTGCCCCCATCAATTACGTCTGTTTTACTTAGTTTATTTGCTAAACTGTTATTAACTTCAGTCTTTGTATAAACGTCACTACTGTTGGCTTTCTTACCTAATGCAGTATTAACTTCATCTTTAGTATAAGCATTTGTAATACCATATCCTGCCAATGTTGTTGATTTAGTTGCGTAATTAGATAAATCTATATTTACAGCCTTATCTGTAATTCCTAAAGCTGTTCCATTAACTTTTACTGCATCAATTTTATTAACTTCGGCTCCTGTTGCAATACCAGTTAATTTTGTTTTTTCAGCAGTTGTATAGTCGTTTGTAGATAATTGTTTTCCTGTTTCTTTATCTACCTTTTTGTCTAATTCAGTATCAACTTCTGATTTAGTATATGCATCTGTGATGCCATAACCTTCAAGTGTAGTTGCTTTAGCGGCATATGTCTTACCTGCATCTTCTTTAGTTAAGTATGGTGTTAAGTCTACTACAGAACCTAATTTATCCCATCCTTCACCAGTCCATGCAACATTCATTCCTGTGTCTTCTAGGTTATAAACATCACCAACTACTTGTCCTTCAGTAGGTAATGCTGCTTCATTAGCTACACTGGCTTTATATTTATAAACAGATGAAACTTTTGCATCTACTTCTTTCTTTGTATAAGCATCTGTGATACCATATCCTGAAATAGTTGTTGCTTTGTTAGCCTTGCCATCAACAGTAGTTGTTAATGATTCAACTGTTGTTTTGTCTGCCTTTTTACCTAACTCAGTATTTACTTGTGTTTGTGTATAAACATCTGCTGCATTTGCTTTTTTAGCTATGTCAGCTTTAATTTCTGTATCATTATAATTAGATAATCCTGCTAATTTTTCTTTTTCTGCTGTTGTGTAATCATTACTTGATAATACTTTTCCTTCAACCTTATCTACTTTTCCACTTAAAGCAGCAGTCATTGCAGTCGCATCAGCTTTCTTAGCTATGTCTGCTTTAATTGCAGTATCATTATAGTTTTCAACAGAAGCTAATCTTGTAATTTCTGTATCATCAATTAAAGATTTTCCTGCTACTTTATCTACTTTTTTGTTTAATTCAGTAGTTAGATCTGCAGTTTTTACATATCCACTTAATTCTTTTTTTGTTGCTAATCCAGCTAAAGTTGTTGATAAATCTCCAATATCCTCAACAGTAATATTAGAACCAGCTGTTACTCTACCTTTTGTATCAACAGTTACTTTTGAATAAGTACCAGCAGTTACTCCGCTAGTTGCTAATTCTAATGCCATCTCAACATTTTGAGATCCGTCAAAAGCAGTTGAACCAGTTGCGTCTCCTGTTGCTGTAATTGTTCTTGCTACTGTTAATTTATCAGCGCTTTCAACAGCTCCAGAAGCTCCACCTTTAATTATTTTTACATTTCCTGCATTGTCACCAACATATAACTCTTGAGTATCTAATGCTACTGCTAACTCTCCAGCTACTAATGTTAGTTTACTAATGTCGGCTTTTAAACCTCTTTTAATTTTTAATGTATTTGCCATTTTTCTCCCTCCTTATTTATTTAACATCCCAACCTTTATTAGTTGCGATTGCTATTTCTTCTGTGGTTAATTTTGCTTTATTTGTATTTCCTAATTGAAGTGTTTGCGGTTTAACTCCTTTAGATTTTATATCATATAAATTATTTATTACATTCATTAAACTATCATGTGTTAATAATGGACTATCAGATAAGTTTAGAGTTAGACTTAAATTGTTTGCATTCCATCCAGTGCCATAACCCATGCCAAGATTTTTTAATCCACCTAGTGTCACCAATGACGAACAACCTCTAAATATACCTTCACTCATCATCAGTTTACTTGCATCGAGCATAGGCACTGTATCAAGAGATGTGCATTCATTAAACATCTCACCCATAATAGTGCAGTTTTTTGTATTTAACAAAGGAATTTGTTTTAGAGATGAACACCTTTCAAACATAGCAACCATATTAGTAACATTGCTTGTATCTAATGTTGGAATTTCAACGAGAGAATGACAACTTTCGAACATAAAACTCATATTGGTCACATTAAAAGTATCTAATACTGGTACAGAAGAAAGCTTCGCACATCCGTTAAACATCATATACATATTAGTTACATTTTGCGTATTCATCGCTGGAATAGATTCCAAAGAACTACATCCAGAGAATAAACTGCTCATATTAGTGACATTACTAGTATTAGGATTCAATTCCAACAAAGGAATTCTTTCTCCTTCATAGCGTTCAAAGCAATTAGACATATCTTTTGGATATGTGAAATCTATCCCATACTTTTTAATAAAGTCATTCAGTCTTTGTACGCCTTTCAACGTTCCAGTAGTACCAAGCAACCCTTCTTGTTCTCCGTTGTTATAATACTTTTTTGAAATTTCAACATTATACTCATCTAAGGGATAATTTAAACTTAATGTTTTCCAGCCATTTTTGTATTTATACAGACCTTCAAAAACTTGATCGGTGCCAATTAAAAATGCCCCAATATATTCATTTGTATTTTGAATATTAATGTTTATCTTAAAATCTATTGTTCTTTCATTAACTAACTCAAAACTTCCTTCTATATCTAGAGGTGGCTCTAATATATATGTAATTCCATCTTCTGAGCTATAAAAAACATTAGCTCTACTTTTGTCATCCATCTTATCTACTCGAAAATTAAAATCATTAGGTGTCAAATCAATCATTCCCCAAAGATCAATACTACTATCTGCCGCTATTATTTCAGCATTATAATATTCAGTAATAGCATTTTCAAATACAACTTTTTTTGGAAAGGTTATTACATCAACTGCACGATCTTCAGTAATATTGGAGCTATTATGATGACAACACAAACAAGTATCTCCATCCTTTGCATCTGTTATCGCATTCATTTCTTCTATAGAATTTCTTTGATATGAGTTTTTTGAGCTTGGTGTAGCTACTGCTTGAACTTCTTTAGAAAAACTTTCCGCGCTTATTGTATCAGTTTCTCCTGTAATACTTCTGAAAGTGTCTGCGATGTCAGTAAGATAATTTACTAATATCTTTTTACCTTCTGTTTCCATTAGTACCTGCCTCCTAATGCTTCATTTACAGTATCTGTAACTATTTTATCAACTTGTTTTTCTGTATAATAAGCAGGATCTGTATAGCTGTCTCCGAATACACCACCGTCTAATGATGAATCCCACTCAAAGATTCCATTATTTGCCTGTAGTATTAAATGAGATGCTGAACTATCGTAGCCAGACATTTTTTCTAATGTTGGTGACAGAAAGGCCTCAATCATTTCTTGAGCTGTATAAGTTTGCGTACCCAATCCATCTACTACGATCTTACCGCCTTCATTTAAACGAGCGACAAAAAAGTAATAAACATAATTTTTTAAATCATTTTGTAAATACTCTAATTGGTAGCTCTCTCCTTCTGTAGTTAAGTTTTGTAAATTTCCACCTTGTCTTAATGCATAATGATTTCCATTTAAAGTACATAACTCGAAGTTAGAGTATCCTTTATCTTTTACTGTCTGTAATATGTTTGCTACGTTTTCTTCAGTAAACCAATCGTCATCTGAATATGGAGCATAATATGTATAAACAGCATTAGCGTCTGTTCCACCAGATACGTTAGCACTAATAACATTATCTTCAGATATTATAATATTTTCTCCAGCAGTGTATGTTTTTACATTATCGTCTACATATTTTTTAGTTGCTGGGTTCCAATCTTGAGTTGGTACATAGTTTGTTCTATTCCAAACAGCTTCGGTTAATGTATATGTTTCTGTACTAGAATCCCAAGACCCAGTTATAGTCACAACACCAACAGAACCATATGGATTACTAACAAACCAATTATTTTGAACATTCCATGGCCATTGTATATAAATCTCTGTACCCCACATATAACCTATAAGTATTGTACCATTTGTTGTTGCTGTATAATCTTTCCAAATAACTAAACCACCTTGATTTCTGTTGGCTAGGTATTTTGGCCAGTATTTATTCATCATTTCTGTGATAGAACCATCATCTATTATATCAAAGGAACCCCAATCAAATCTGTGACCACAAGTAACTACATATACATCGTCAAATGATACATCAATGTTTGCAAGTGCATCATCAACATATTTTTTTGTTGCTGGATTGTAATCACCTGTTGGGGTAAATGATGTTGTATTAGTTTTAGTTAAAAAGGCTTCATTAACCATATCTTTCGTATAATAATTTTCTAAATCAGGTATATTAATACCTAAATCTTCTAATGTTTTGTTTCCGGTTAATTCTACATTGTTAATTTTAGGTTTATTGGCTAATTCTAAATAATTTGTAGTACCACCTGTACTACCTCCACCGTTCTTGCCCAAAGCGGCAAGAGCGATTATTCTTGCTACTCCGTCTGTCTTAGCCATATTAATCACCTAATTCCTTCCAATGTATAACACCACTACCAGAAATCTCTAATTCCATTTCATCTATGCCTTCTACGATAGCAAGATAAAGACCTGGAGTAGTTATCTCAGTTACTTTATCAAGAGTCGTCATGTTTATTAAGGCAATAGCATAGGAGTTGTTTGATTCAAAATTTGCATGAGAGCCTTTCATAGAAAGTTTTGCATCGCCATCAATTTGAATACTCATAGTATTTCCGGTAATATTCTTAATAATTTTATCTTGTGGCTTTACAGTGCCAGCATTGATAGTCTTATCTCTTAATATTTCCATGATTTCCCCTCCCTTCGTCTATTATATTAGGACTATTTTGTGTCCTTTTCTTCGTCTTCTTCTGGGATTTCAACTTTCCAAGTTATAACTTCAGTGTCTGCACTAATATTAGCCAATTTAGTAACACCTTCAATTGCCTTTTTGCCTTGAACTATAATAGTTCCAATTACAACACCAAGAACACCAATACTTGACATAGCATTTAATAAATCATTAGATAATAATATTACGCCAAATGTATTAACAATCATTTCATTTATAAAAGGTAATATTGTAAAAGCAACTGATAATAGAGCAGCGCTTACATAAAATATAGCAGACTTGCCAATTCCTTTGAATAGTTTCTTCCAGCTAAAAGTTTCTTTTTTTGTAGCAACGTTATACAATGTTCCACAAATAGTATTAACGATAACCAAAAGACCTAAAATTATACCAAGCCATCCCATTGTTTTTAAAGTAAGTAAAATTGCATTTAACATTCTCATCCCCTCCTTACAAGGACGAGCGACTCCTTTTTAGGTAGTCGCTTATCTTTTTTTTATATCTTTTTTAAAGCTTCTTTTTTATAGAATCCAGTAGTTCCAGTATTATTTCCTACTTGATATGGATAAGGTTTTCCGTTCCAAATCTTTAATATTTGTCTTTTCCAACCAATTCCATAAGCAGTATTACTTCCACCATAAGCACTACCATTTCCTGTACCAATTATTTCAACTGCATCTCCTACATTTAATTCTGTAGATGGTGCTGGAGTAGGTGTTGGTGCTGGTGTTGGTTCTTCATATTTTTTAATAGAACTTTCATCCATCCAACCTAGATCTCCTGTAGTGTTATATGGATGTGCTGAACCAGGATTCTTTCTTGTTATATTAGTCACTTTATTGCTAACATGACCTGCTGGTGATGAAGCAGTAGAACTTACATATAAAGGTCCATTAACAACTACTTTGTCTCCAATATTAAACTTGTCGCTTGGAGTTGGTTGTGGAGTAGGTGTTGGTTCTTCTGCATCTATAGCTTTTTGTACGTCATCTGGTAAATAGATAAAGCATCTGAAATAATATCCTGCTCCAATTCCCCATCTACCGTTATTATTACTTCTTGTACTGTTCCAGAATATAGCACTTGAACCCCATCCAGATTCTGAAGTATATACTGAATTACTATTATTTACTCTTTCAACAATAGCAACATGTCCAGCGCTACCTTCTTTACCCCAACACATAATAGCACCACGTCTTGGAGTAGAACCTGTTTTTAATCCAGCCGCTTCTGCTCTTTCTTTAAATCCTACTGCGTTACAATTTAATGTTGTATAAGTACAGCCAGTTGTTTCTCTAGCAATATTTATAATTTCATTGAATCTACCGCTAGCATAACCAACACAGTTTGCTAAAGCATCTGCATATTGATATCTAGGATTTCCTTTTATACAAGTATTCCAACCGCCAGAACCTCTAGTAATAAAATTCTTATTATTTGCAGGTCTTGTGGTTCTCATTGTAAAACCTGTAGCTCCTATCCCCTCAGGATCATCTGCATTTAAATTTTCAATTTCTCCGTCTTCATTTAATTGCTCAGGACTGTCTGTATTAAATTCATATTGAACATTTTCATCTGGTATATCATCTCTTATATAAGCCTTTGCAATCATTAATCTTGCTTCTTCAGGTGCGCTCTCAATGTTTTGTATTTTTTGCTCCCAAGTAAGTACTTTTTTGCACTCTTCCATTTTTACACCTCCATTAAAAAATTCCTAAGAATTTCTTCTTTTTTCTTTTTTCATTATTTTCTACTATTTCATTAACTTTGTCTTCTAAGAAACCAGCCAATCTTTCTATTTGAATTACATCTACATCTTCTGGTCTTTCTGATGCCCACTCTACGGCAACAAATCCAATAATGTTATTATTTTTATCTCTAATCGCTACATCATAATAAGAGTATACATCTATAGATTTTTTAAATTCATAAGTGTTTCCCTTATCTTCTTTTATCTCCTCTATTGTCTTACATTCCGAATATCCATTGTGTGTAATTTCATATATCAATTTAGGCATAACAGATATCGGAATATTTGTACACTCTACCATTTTGCTTTTTTGTCCTGCTTTAAATACCTCATATGATGGAGACATTCTCAATGCAGATCTATAATTAGAATAATGTTGGCCATTGTGAAATTCAAATAATAATATTCTGTCCGCATTTAGCAATTCCTTATAATAATCCATTTTTTCAATTATTTGTAAATCAAGATTACTTTGTTCTTTAACACCTTTGCTTATATCTTCTTTTCTCAAAGCTGCATTTATATACTTAACACAGAAATAGATAACTAAAATAATCTCTGCCAAAGTAATGCCTATTGTTTTCGCTGTCTCTATAACTGCGTCCATAGTCTTACCCCCTCTCTTTCTTACTTTTTTCCCTCTGTTACTTAGTAGATAGAGTTAGTATAAATTAAGGTTTAATTACTTCTTTCTTCTTACAAGTCTTTTTTGTCCGCTGAAGTCTATAAACTCAGGTTCTATTGTCATTATACCACCTTGTTTATCTGTTGTCAAATCTGCAATCCAAGCTCCTTTTTCATTATTCAATCCAAGACTTCTTGCATAAGGAGTTTGATCTATTGTAGATGGAATTTGGAAACAATGTACATCTGCATACTTCATATAAAATGAATTATGATAATGGCCCATTAACAATATATCTGGTTTTTCTTCCGTAGGAATTTGCTCTACGTATTTTTGCATCCTATAACTTCTCGCGTAACTCTGTCCTTTAGAACCGTGAAATAATCTCAATCTTGTCTTTCCATAATCAACATCTGCAACATCTTGTCCTAAATATATCATATCAGGACGCTCCTTTGCGACTGCTTTTCCTATATCAAAACCGGCATTTCTTACGTGAGAATAATCATGATTTCCCCCAATAAACATTGTCTTAATTCCTGTCTTAGAAGGATATTTCTCAACGATATATTCAAGTTGCTCTTCTGCCCCATGAGCTCTTAATTCGTAAGTATGATTTGGTCTATTTGGATACGCGCCATCACATAGATCTCCTACGTGAAACACTGTATTTATTTCCTCATCTTCTGCTAAATCATATAAATATCTTAAAATATCTAATCTATCATATTTACTTCCCAAATGTGTATCGCTAATAAACAATAACTTATGCTTCTCACCAGCTGCCATTTTATAAACGTCCCTATCCTTAATAAGTTGTTCCTTTTGGTAAATGAAGAAGCCGTCTTTATATTCTGCTTGCCACCCATTTTGTTTCAACATTTCTACAAAACCGAACACTTCATACTCTTTTAATCCAGTTTCTAAAAGAATATCTTCCAAAGGTCTTTTCTTTTTTATTAGGTATTTTATTTTGTTCATCATTTCTTTTTCGTCCATAATTAAACCTCCATAAAAAAAGGCGCAAAAACACCAGTGGTTTTTACGCTATATCACTTCTCCATTTATCTCATCTAATAGAGATGCTAAAGTAGTTTCCATTTCTTTGATTTCGTTAATTGCTTCAACAAGGCTACCTTTATTACCTGTATATAATTCAGTTAAGTCTCCTTGTTGTTCTTTTAATACTCTACCTTGATTCGCAGATAGACCATCCTTAGTTGAAGTAGAAGTTAAATTATCAATTATATTAGGAACATAAATTGCCATATTAACACCCCCATTATTTTATTGTTACTGTTGCACTTGCTGTATTTTTATTATCTTCATAACGTCCATATTTTACTTTCACTTTTATAAGATATTGACCACTGTTTGGTTTTAGTTTTTGAAAATATCTTCCTAGTTGCCAATCAGACCAGGATTTACCATTATCATAGCTAATCGAATATCTTCTTGGCAAAACAGCCGCGTCGTCAGGTAAATTGTCTTTTACTTCAGTAATAATAACGCCAGAATCGGCTTGAACAATTTTTATCTCTAATCTCGACGGATACACTGTTTTTATACGTCCTTCTAAAGTAAAGGTTTTCGACTTTCTTCCATACGAATCCATTACATAGTACTCTCTTTCGGCAAGAAATGTTTCAATAACATTATTAGAAAACTGTTTATCTTTTCGCCAATCGCGATCGCCCCTGTCTTTTACATAAAGCCACGGATCATTAAAATTCCCTTCAATAGTTATCTTCATATTGCCAGAGGGATATAAATCTCCTGCACGTTCCAATTCTATTCCGTCATAATACTCAACAGGATTGCCGTAGCAATCAGTAAAATCTACATATTCTATTTTAACAGGTATTTCCTTGTCTTCGACAACATTAGTCTCTTCATATACTCTTTTTGCCGTTTGACCGTAATTATCTCTTATCGTTAAATCATAAGTACCATTTTTCCAAACACGACAATGGTCATAAGGAGACCAATATTTACCGTCAGAAAACGAATACTCAAATTTTACATCTGGATGTTTCTCTGCCATATCAATCTCCCTCCTAACCGCATAATATAGATTCTAATACGAAATCTAATACTGTGAATTCTTCTTCTGTTTTATTTATACCATTCCAAATCTCATTAATAGCATCTACTAAATTTGATTTTTCTGTAGTTGTCAATGCTGTTAAATCACCAACATCATTTTTTAATAATCTACCACTATTTGCTGCTATTATAGCATCTACTCTATGTGTTGTCAAGTCTGCTATTACAGGAGGAATAGACATATTCCAATCTGCATTTATTGTTATTTTATCTGCAAAAGGAGGACTGTCCAATTCATTAAGCAATGATGTTATATAAATGTTATGTTTTGTTTTAGCTTTTCTTGGTCTAGCAGTATATCCTTCAGAAGTCTCTTTATAAATCCCCTCACTCTTATATGACTGAAATTTCCAAGTTATTTGTTTGTTTGCATCTAATCCTAATAATCTACTTTCTTGATATAAACAATCAACATCTCGCCACAATACAACTCTATCTATTTGGTCATAAGAATATTCTTGACCTAAATCAACTCTCACTGTAGTTCCTGCGCTATTCTCATTTAAAGTACAATAAGAAGAACCATCATGATTACCATCGGTAATCTTTTCAAGATTGCTTCCGCTACCCCTTTCCATTGTAACGTTTCTATTAAGAGCAATATTATTTCCTAATTTATCATAAACATCAAGTTCTATAATTTTTCCGTCAGAACCTGCTGTTGTTCCTTTTATATATCCATTTTGCGATATATCTATATATCTTATCTTATTATTTAACGTAACTATTGATTCTTTATCTAATGGAACTTTCTTTATAGACCTATAAATACTAAAACGAACATATCTTGCTGTCTCTTTATTTAAATCTGTTCCTGTACAAGTTATATATAAACGAGTACTACTATCTGTATTTATAGATCCGGATTGTCCCGGTGTTACTTTTACAACCTTCTGAACAATATCTGAAACATTCGTTAATATAAGAGTTATATTAGATGAAGTTGTGAATTGCTCAACAGGAAATTCATACGCATAAGCATCATTAGGCATTATCTCGATATATTTTACTTTTGAAACGCCTGCTCCTTCTCCATTAAAAGATATTGGAGAATTGACTGTCTCTGAATAGTTCCCATTCTTCCATTCTGAACTATATCCATTATAGATATCACTTTTTCCAAGAGCATATCCTTTGTAATGTTTAATTACACCATTAGAATCTATTTTCACAAAAGGAGTACTAGCCAAAGTTTCAAAATCTTGTGAAGCCCATTGAGAATAATATACCGTTCCACTCTGTCCTTTAATGCCAACTCTAGTTTTGCAAGTATATTTAGAACCTTGCTCTAAATTATCATATACTTTTGTATAAGGGGGAGTTATATTATTTGCTTGATAATTTTGACTAGTTCCATCTTCTCTCTCAAGAACAGTTTCTATAACATAAAACTGTTCAACATTCGATGGATTATTGAAAGTATAATCTACTTTTGCTGTCGTTTCCGTGATTTCAGATATACCTAAAGCACTTATTGTAACAGTAGCAGGATCTGTCTTAAAAGAACCTGTAGCAGTAGAACTTCTTCCCTGCACACTAATAACAGTCAATTTATAATAATAAATAGTGTTTGCGTTTAATCCATTAATTATATTTGTTCCAGTAACCGAGCTTCCATAACTTGTGGAAGTACCGTATTCCCATCTGTATGAAGATAATGAATCATTAGTATCATAAGAAGCTGAATACTGCATTTCTACAGAAGTCTGAGCATAGGTCTTTACTTCGTGTGAATTGATTGTCGGATTATTACCAGTTGTCTTAAAACTACCAGTCTTAGCCGTTGATGTTCTTTCCCAGTTATCTGTTACAGTCATGCTATAGTAATAAGTAGTATTTGGAGTTAATCCACTTATTGTAGTACTTATAGAAGTTGAACTATAGCTTGTTGATGTTCCATATCTAATTGAATAACTACTGAAACTTGCATTTGTGTCATAAGATACATTTGGACTTAGAACAGCAGTAGTTCTCGAAGGGGAAATCGCAACACTGCTTATGGCTGGGGCATTTCCCGTTGTCGTCACTGTATCTGAGGCTGTTGCCGTCAAACCTGCGCTGTTTGTAGCGGTTGCTTTTAATGTATAAGAAGTATTCGGTGTTAATCCGCTCCATGATGGAGAAGTACCAGTTTTAGCACTTCCATTATTCAATGTTGTTAAAACACTAACATTACCACCGTTTGTTCCAGCTGATGCAGATATGGAAGCGGTAATGTTAGTTCTATCACGAGATACTGTTGAGAAAGAAACTGACGGACTTCCGATAGTAGGAGCAACAATACTTAATGTACCACTACCACTTACACAATATTGATTGTTATTCCATCTTGCTGAAGTATATCCGCCATCAAACATAGCTTTAACTGACAAACTTACTGATGTTTTTGTCGTTGTGAATGTCCCACTCGCTACTGTTGAACCGTTAGACCACTGATTATAAAACCAATAAGTACTATAATTATCAGCACCATGTGTAAAATTAACTTCTGAGCCATCTATCCACGCAGCTGCTGCAGCAAAATTGTATCTTCCATTCCCATTATCACCAAGTTTTAATGACCAACTAATTGTATACCTGCCGTTTGTTGTTTCATAAGATACACCAGTTATATCTAAATAGCCCCTACTGGAGTTATCATACCATTTTGTATATACTGGTTCTCCGGAGTAATTACAATTCACCGCTGCCATACTATCTCACCTCTCTAACTATTTGTATCTATCCAAATTATGTATCCACTTTCTGGAATCTCAGGCTGTTGAGTTCCAACAACTAAATTAGTTGTATTCCAAGCGGTTGCTTTGTCTTGTTTTTTTGTAAATTCATTCTGAAGATCCTGTTGGTCTGCAATATCTCCACTTATTTGTCCCCATTTATTATTTTTTGTAAATGTCTCATCAACATATTTTTTAGTAGCTGGATGATAATCACTTGTAGGAGTATACATAAGCGTATTGTCTCTTGTTAATACTTGACTTTTTGTTGGTCTATCATTTATCAACATCATTAGATCTTCTTGGTCTTCTATATTGTTATATATATTACCCCATGAAGCTCCACCAGCAATCATATCAACATATTTTTTAGTTGCAGGATGGTAATCTTTGGTTGGCTCATAGGCATTAATATTATCTAACTCTAATACGTTATCTTTATCAGCCTTCTTATTAATATTTACATTTGCATTATCTAAGCCTGTTTTTAACTCATTTATTGCACCTGTAATATTAGTTTTATCAGTTGTTGTCAAATTACTTAATGTTCCAATGTCATCCCTGACTTCATTAATAGCATTTACAAAATTATCTTTTTTTGTTGTATGTAAATTTGATAACGTTCCGTGTTCTGTATCTAATTCATTTATAGCATTTATTGCATTATCTTTTTTTGTGGTAGTAAGGGTTGTAATATTTCCCAAATGAGCTGAACGAGCATAGTAATCTGATGTTTGATTGTTTAACTTGGTTGCGTTAGCAGCATGTAAAACAGTCATATTTCCATCTGTTATAGAAATGTCTCCACTGGCATTTCCACGAACTGTTCCTAATGTTCCATTTTGTGCTGGATAAATATTAGGTTGTTCTAAATCTTGCCAATTATTTCCATTCCAAATCCATTCGTGGTGTTCTTTATCAACTAACTCCCAACCAGCTTGAACTGTTGTTCCACCCATTATTTCTAATGCTCTAGCTGTTAGCTTTTCAGGAGTTACATCTTTGGTATTCAAGTCAATTTTACCAATTAAAATTGTTGCCCCTCTTAATGTATCTGTAATTGACTTTAATTCATTTATTGCACTAACTGCATCAGTTTTATTATTGGTTGTTAAATTTCCAACATTACCAATATCTTTATCGACCTCATTAATGGCTTTTACTACTGTTTCTTTGTTTGTAGTAGTCAATGTATTAAGAGGACCGATCTCTTTATCTAATTCATTAATGGCATTTACAGTATTATCTTTTGCAGTAGTCGTTAGTGTACTTACATTACCTATATCTTTATCTAACTCATTTATAGCAGATACTAAATTAGTTTTACTAGTAGTTGTTAAATCGACCAATTCTCCAGCACGACTATCTAATTCATTAATTGCCGCAACAGCAGTTTCTTTTGTAGTAGTCTCAAGCTTACTAATATCACCAAGTCCATTAATAGCATTAATAACACTTGACTTATCTGCTGTTTTTAATTCTGGAAGTTTACCCACTCTCTTATCTAATTCATTTATACCTGCCACAGCAGTACTTTTATCATCTGTTGTTAATTCCTCTATAGTTCCCAAATCATCATGAACTTCATTTAAAGCATTAACCATGTTGTCTTTTGCTTCAGTATGTAGCTTAGATAAGTCTCCCATCTCACTATCTAGCTCATTAATTGCATAGGTTACAATTTTATTTGTAGTTGTTAATTCCTCTACAGGTCCAACATTTGTATCTACTTCATTAATTGCTCCAACGATAGTACTTTTTTCAGCAGTGGTAAGATTCTCTAAATCTCCCATCTCTCTGTCAAGCTCATTAATTGCCGCAACTGCGGTACTCTTATCTTTTGTTGTTAATTCTTCTATCGTGCCTAGATCATCGTGAATTTCATTAATTGCATTAACAATTCTACTCTTATCTTCCGTGTGTAAATTTTCTAGCTTACCAATTAAGTTGTTTTCTAATATTGAAGTAACATTCATTATTGGTATCCATTTTGGTATCTTTCTCCAATGACCTTCTTCAGCATAATCTTCTTTTACATAGATAGCCCAATCACTGTCTTCATAAGTATCTCCAGTTGTTGTAGAAGTATATTTCCAATTGTTATCTCTTCCGTCTGCTTTACAGATATATTTGGCATTTAATAATACTCCTGAAGTTGGATCTCCATCCACAACATAAGGTATGTTTGGTAAATCACCGTCATTGATTCCAAAATATCTTTCTTCAGTCGATGCTGTAACTAGATCATTTCTTTTATTATATTCATATACAACACCATTTTCACTAACGGCACACCAGAATCCTTGAGTTAGTCGATCAGAAGGAATATTATTTCTGTCTGCGATAGTTTCTACTTGAGAATACTCTTTGTCAAAAATAACTCCTTCTACGGCTAATTGTAAATCTTCCGCCATTCTATTAAAATTATAATTAAGGTCGGTAGAATTGATTATTCCACCAATTTCTCTTAGTTTTTGAGTTATTGCCATAATTCTACCTCCTATAAGTACCTTGGCACTATTTGCCATTCTACGTTTATTGATTGTCCTTCTGGAATATTTAGTTCGCAAGATAATTTATCTAATTTCGTTATAATGACAGTAGCATTAGGATTAGAATATAATCCGATACTTTTATCAAGTATAAAGCGATTTGTTATTTTATCTATTCCTATGATTCTTCCTCCTGCACCATCTTTTGAGTTTATATTCATTTCATCTTTAAATATAACTGTTTTTCCAATATCATCTGTTCTCACTTGTCTAATTTTTTCATCGAAACTTACCATCGTATTAGTTCCATCATTTGATATAGACGCATTCTCCTGTCTTTCAACATAATTCCTTGGTTGCAAATACATTAAATCGCCCTCAACTTTATCTGAGCAATCTACTCCGTTTAGAGTATATATATTTTCACCCCAATCAAGAATCATTTTACTATCAGTTGTTAATCCATTTAAAGTAATAACACTAACATCTCCAACGGTTTCATTGCGCAATATCATTGCCCCAGAATCTATCGCCGTATCAGTACTTATAATAGCTCTTATTTTTGAATTATATGTTCCTGGATTATATATTTGAACTTCATTTTCTCCACTTGCCATTGTCACTGACATTGGTAAACTTTCTTCTCTATATAATAATCCCTCATCATAATAGTAGTCTTGCGTGCCATCAAAGATGTCTCTGTACTCATAATATTTTAAATCATCTTGATAGTATAACATTCCATAACCACAAGCTTGTCCAACTGTCGTGAAAGTTATACTGAAGTTTCCTGTATAACTAACTCCGCCTGTATCCGGATGTGTTAAAGGAATATTTCCTAAATTATCTACAGAACTTACTTTTACCCAATAATATCTATAAGGTTCTTCTGGTCTTATTAATTTCCCAATCTTTTTTGGTCTTATCCAAGATTTCAATTGATCAAATTCAAAAGCTGATAAATTATCAATAAAACAATTATAAGTAAAACTTTTTTGAGATAATCTGGTATTAAAGTAATATTTACCATCATATCCATCAACTTCTAAACTATTATCACTAAATTCAGGAAGGATAGGGGTGTCATAAGTACTTCCATCTGATACACTCGCTACCCCTATCTGACTTGAATCTATTCCGTCAAAGACGAAGGTAAGATATATTTCTCCCTTGTCTATGACATCCATTATATTTGCTCTCCCGCATACTGGTTCATGTGCAGCCATATAATCTTACCTCCTTTTTATTTCATATTTATATTTAACTTAGTTCCAATACCTTTCTTTGCCATCATATCATTTGCTCCTTGTACGAATATATCTAAAGCCTTCTTACCATCAGCAGCACTTGACATCGAAGCAACATTGAAGTTAATAGAACCGAATGTAACATTAGAATTAGTAGTGGCATTATTAACAGTAGAAGGATCTAGTGATTTCGCTAATGCTCCAATTTGTTCAGTTTGATATGCACTTAAGAATGCTTCTGGATGTGTTTTGTTGCCATCTACCCATGCTGGTCCAGTATAATCTACATAACCTCCGCTCTTATAAACCCTCTTGAACTCAGACGCTAAGTACATAAATCCGTCTTTTCCTTTATAATATGATTTACCATTTTTATCTCTAAATGTTGCTCCAATTGATAAAGGCACAGCACCCTCATCGTACTTACTAGGCATAGGACAAGTATAAGTATTCTCCAATTTATTATTTTTAAGTCTATAAGCTGTAAGATTACCGGGTTCTTTTGGTACAGCGGCTGGACTCGGAGCCGGATTTGACTTAGTAATTTTTTTGTCCTTATCATCCTTTGGCTTTGGATTTTCTTTTGGCTTAGGACTTCCTCCTCCTCCGCCAGAACTAGTATTTGCATAATTATTTTTAGCCTTAGCCGCTCTATTCCAACTATCTGCTAAAGCATTTACAGATATGTCCATGCTCTCTACTTCGGCAGTAACATTAGATAAAGCGTGTGTCAGTGATTGTATTGGTTCATTTAAAGACTCTGTAATCTTTTTTAGTTTGTCAAATGTTGTTTCCCACTCTAATTCCATTTTGCTTCTAGAAGTTGCACTTGCTGTTCTATACTTTTCATCCCATGTTATTAAGAATGCCATTATTTCTTCTGTTGAGTGTTCCATTATAGCTTGTACTTGTTCCCAATACCATGTCATCGTTTCAAGACGATATTCATATGTTTCTGTCTCAGCATCTTTTGTATCTTGTAACCATTGTTTGCGGTCTTCCATATCATCTTCAAAACGCTTTTCGCTTATCTCAAGTTGTTTATCTTCAAGGTCTTGCTGTAATTGTAATAATTGAGCATTATTTTTACCAGATGAATCTAGTGTCGCTCTTCTTAATGCCTCTTGAGCTTTATAAAGTTCCTTATTACTATTCTCATCTTCTCTTGCTTTCTTTCTGGCATCAACTGCCTTTTCTATCATTTTGATTTCATCATCAAGAGCTTTCGTACGAGCATCGTGCATTATTTTTTCTCTATTTTTTAATGCCTCTACTATTTGATCTTCTGCTGATATGGTTAAATCGACTATTTCCTGACGTGCCTTTTGTAATGCTTCTGCGTATTTACTTAACTCTAATTCTGTAGCTCTTAATTCATTACGTTGTTCCTGGAATGCATCTACTAGATTGTCGATTTCTTCTTGTGCATCATCTGGTAGTGCTTTGTAAATTTTATAAGCATTTTCATCGCTCCAACCTATATCGCCGTTTTTCATTATTTTAAATAAGCTACCATAGTCAGAATTCAATACTGCTCCTGCAGCTTCGTCCGTCATCCTTTGTTGTAATTTGAATAAATCTTTTTGTACGCCATATTGTTGCTTATATAACTCGAGATTAGCCATTAATAATCTAGCATCTGATTTACCATCAATTCCGCTATATAATGATTTCAATGCATCATTTTTGCTTATTTCGTGTGCTAGCCCCTCGATTTTTTCTAATAATGTCAAAGTCTCTTTTAATTTCTCATTATACTCATCTTGTGCGTCTGCGGCTTCTCCTGCGAATTTAGCCAAAGCTCCGTATCCACTTTCTGCCACCTTTCTCATATTTGAAAGAACAACTTTTTTACTCTTTAAGATTTCCAATTCTTGATTAGCCAAATTTAAAGAATTTTGAGTAGATTTTATTGCTTCATTAAGTATTTTATCAGCCTCTTTTCCACTCTTGCCTTTTAATTGTAATTGTTCTTTTACATTAGCAGTCATCTTACCTTTTAAATACTCTAAAGTATTTTTAGCATCAGATTCTTCAAAACCTGAGAATTTTCCTGTTGCTCTGGCTTGTGCTAATTTAGCATACATATCTGCAACTTTTTTAATAGCTGTTGAATTTAATGCTACAAAGTTAGCAGCCGCAGCAGCTTCATTATCTAGCCAATCAACTTCTAAACCCGCTAAATTCTCTTTGAGATTTTTTTCTATCTCTGCTTCTTTCTTAGCACCGTTACCTTTAGCACTCAATCCAGCTTGTAAAGCTTTTAATTCAGCTTGTAAAAGTTGAATTTCCATCTCTTTTGAATTAATAGCTGCGTCAATTTCCATCTCTTGTTGCTTTATAGAAGCAATGAAAGCCTGTCTTTTTATATCTGCTAAAGCCTTAACTCCATCTGCTTGTAAAACCATTTCACCATTTATTACGGACATATTGTCAGCTAATTGCTTAAAGGCTGAGCCATACATTTCCATATTTGCCAAATCGCCATACATGGATTCTTCTATTGAATCTAATGTACTAAGTAATTCAGTGAAAGTATCTAAATCAACATGCCCCATTGACTCATTTAACTTCTCTATTACTCCAGCTAACGTTTTAAAATCCTTAATATTATTATTAACCATGTCTGAAATTTCAGACCATTTAGGAACAACCGGAGTCTCCATTGTATTAATCAATGAATCGATAGCCTCTTTATAAGCTTTGATTTTTTCTGGATCTGTTTCTTTGTTCATATCTTCTATTAGTGCCGATGTCATTGCGAATGCTCCAGCACTTTCATTCATTGTGCCATCTAATTGTTTCATAACAGCATCAATGCTTCCAAAATTATCTAAAAGATTGTTCCAGATTTCTATATTTTCATCTGTTAAATTTGTAAGTCCTGCTTTTTCCAATAAATTTACGGAAGACTGACTCATAGTATCTAATGAATTTTTTGCAGCCATCTTTTTAGTGTCTAACGCACTAAAAGTACCAAATTCTTTTTTAATTCGAGTAACATTCGCCTTACCTTCAAAAATTTTATCATATATACCTTGACGTAGTAAGTCTGCTGTTTTATCATCAATGCCAGCTTCAGAGAAAACATTATTTAATTCTTGTTTTACTTCTTTTTGAATTTTTCCCCAATTTTCTCCTTTAGTTAATCTTTCTCCCATTTTTTCTGTAATAGAATCAATCTTATCTAATCCGCCACTAGCACCCAACTGTGTATATACATCTGACATAGTGTCTTGGTATTCTTTAAGTTTTTCTTTTGTTTTCTTTTTAAGCTTTCTCTTGTTGTAATTTTTATCTTCCTGCATATCAACAATACTGTTAGCAGTTTTTTCATAAGCAGCTGAATTAATATATGTCGATAATTTTTGTCTATCTGCTGCATTGTCTTCACTACCCATAGAAATTGCGTCAGCATTTTCTTCTGCTATAGCTTTATTAACAGTACCTTGTTGTTTCATTAAACTAATATTTAATTCTTTAAGCCTAGCTTCTTTTCGAGCCTGTTTTTCTATAGCTTTTGCTGAGAAATATCCTATTGCTGCTCCTGCAGCGGCGCCTATTGCACCACCGACCAAAGCACCAAGAGGCCCGCCAATCGCTGTTCCTAATGTTCCTCCTATTTTAGCAGCGACTACAGTAGTTGTCAAATAAGCCGCAACACCACCGCCAATAGCTGCACCTGTTGCTGACGCAGCAGAACGACCTACTTTCCATCCTTTAGTATCGGCATTATTAAAAGCACTATCTACCGCGTAATCACCTGATTTACTGATTACATCAGCACCCTTTTTCTTTAATTCTTCTTTCTTTTCTTTCTTTCCTGCATCATAAGCGGCTTTATCTATTGTCGGATTGCCATTAATATCATATCCCCTAACAGCTTCAGGAACTAACTCTGCCATAGTTGCTAACGCTTGATTTAATTGTTCTTGCTCTTCGGCTGTTTTGTTGATTTTCTTAGACAATTCATTATATACTGTTTCAGCATTATTTAATCTTGTCATCTGTTCTTGAGCCTCATTAAAAGCATCTAATGATTCTCCTAATGCTTTTTCCGATTTTTCAACCGCATTTTTATATTCATTCCATGCTTTAACGCCAGCAATTATTGTTGTAGTAGCAATCGCTATAATTGCAGAGGCCTTTGTTCCTATTTTTGCCAATGCAGAACCAACTTTAGTAAGTGCTTTTCCGCTATTTAAGGCTTTTGTACTGGCTTTAGCAATTTTTCCACCTAAATTAATAGATAAGTCTCCAATCGTTATAACGTTTCCAATGGTTTTTGCAAGGTCCTCTGATACTCCGATAGAACTTGCAATAGAAGATATCATCGTTCCTTTTATATAAGATGACATTGCGGTACCAAGAACATTTACTTCTTTGAAGCTTTCTCCAAGAACTTTAACGTCGTTACTTAATCCTTTAAAAGCCTTCTGTGCTTTCTTTAATGGATTTGTTTTTCCAAGACCAAGCATTTCTGCGGCATCTTTTGTAAAAGTATCTTTTCTACTTTTCCCCATATTAGCAAGGATATCATCTTCTAAACTTCCTTGTCCGGTTGGTACCCCTGGTTGCTTACCATCATTAGATTCAACTTCAGTATTTTTTTCTAAAGCTTGAGTATTCTTGTCTCCACTTTCCGTATTACCTTCAGTCTTGATAGTATTCTCTTTTAATTCTTTTATTAATTCTTCTTCTTTTTTTTGTTTTTTTTCTTCTTTTTCTTCTTTAGAAATTTCTTTTTCTGCCTTTTCCGCTTTTTCTAATATTATCTTTAATTTTTCACTTATCTCATTTTCTTCCGCAACTAGTTCTGCCATCTTTTTAGCATAGCTTGCAGATAGTTCTTCTAACTTACTACCGAATCCCTTATCTTTTACATAATCGGCAGCCATTTCTTCACGAACACCGCCATAAGAACCAGAATCTAATTTCGAATTTACTATTCCACTACTGTTATAAGGATTATTCTTTTCAAATCTCTTTTTAGCATTTGTTGCTTTTTGTTTATTTTGTTTAGCAAACTCTTCGAACGCCTCTTCTATGGCGTCTGAATAAGCACCATCTAAGGCTTCAATTTTGCCTTTTACTGCTTTATATGCAGTATGAGTATTAACATACTCATCGTAAGTTCCTGTTCTTGTTATACTTTTTGTTTCTTGCTTTGCTTTATTAGCAACTTTTTTAGATGCACTCTCTGCACTTGTGCCCAATTCTTTATTTTGTTGTATTTCATTGTCTAATGGGCCATCATTTTTTTCTGCCTTGCTACCAACATTCTCTATTGCATCTGCTAATTTAATTTCGCTTCCCGCAGTTAAAGCTGCAGTACCAGTTAATGCAGTATTTTTAGAAGATAACATATCTTCTGACTGACCCAATTGAATAGCAGAAGCTTCTGCTGCCTCGGTGCCTTCTTGTACGCTTCCCATGCTATCCGTTAAGTTATCTAATTTCTGTCCATTTAATTTTTTTATCGAAACAATGAGGTTTTCTATGCTTTTAGATGCGTCTGATAATAAATCTTTTGCATCTTCTATTCCCAAAAATTTTCCAATGTTCATTTTTGCATTAGAAATATTCTTCATTGTTGTTAAGATTTTCGTATAAGCAACTAATTTCAACATAGTTGAGCTAATACCTTTTGGCAATGTATTAAATAGATCTATCAAATCGGTAACAGCATCTATTATTTGCTTAATTGCACTTGAATCTGCTAGATTAGTTGCTAGCTTTTGCCAAGATTCTCTTAGGGCTGTGAAACTTGCTTCTAATCCTGAATTATAAGCTCTTAATTGTCTTGCGGATTCGCCACTTGCATTTTGAGAAACAGAAACTAGTTCCATTGCTCTGTCATAGTTATCCATTAAAGCAATAAAACGAGATTGTTGTCTATTACCTGCTAATACTGTAGCAAGATATGCTTTATGATTTTTGTCTAATGTAGCCCACATTGGACCTAAATCATTCATTACGTCCTGTAAAGAACGAAGTTGTCCTGTGCTATCAACTGCTGCAATACCTACACTATTTAATGCTTTTGCAACATTACTGAATGTAGTTCCATCCTCTTCTACTTTACCTATATCTGTAATTTCTTGCAAACGAGAAGTTATAGACTTCATCGCAGTACCAATATTTTCCGGTGCTTCACGAGTTACTTCCTGCATTGTTGATAAGTAAGCCATGTAATAATCTAAGTCTAAACCAGCCATTTTAGCCTGAGAGGCAGATTTTTGCATTGCTATAGTTAGTTCATTAACGCTTGATGCAGCTTTAGCATCTAAAGCAGACATCTTATCTGCTATTTCCATAGCATCACTAGTCGCTAATTTATAACCTCTCATTGCAGAAGTTAGACGATTAGCTGCTTCAGAAGATTCTATCCCACCAGTTTTAGAAATTGCCATAGAAGCTTCTGTCATTGCAGCAGCATCTCTAGTGCTTAAACCTTGTTGATAAAATACCAATTGCGCTGAAGCAACATCTTTTGTTGTTGTTTTTAATCTTTTAGCCATTTCTCCATAAGCTTCTGTCAAATTATTAACTTCTTTTCTACTCATTCCAGTAACCATCATAGTTCTGGTTAAAATCTCATCATATTCTTTAAAGAAATTAACTCCTTGTCTTAAAGCTGAAGAAAAAATATTACTAAGAGAAAAACCTAAAAAGCTTGATGATACAATATCACCAAATTCTAACGCTTGTTTTTTTGCTTTTTCTTGTTCTTTAATTATTTCATCATAAGCTTTTTTTCCACGATCAGCTAGTGTATCATAAATCTTAGTTTCTTCATTTAGAGCATTCTTAAAATCAACACTACTGGATACAATGGTATCGTAAGCCTCTTTTCCGCTTACAAAATCATTATAATTTTTTGTTGTCCTATTCACGTTGGATGTAATAGTCTTAGATCCACCCAATTTGATATTTTCTTCGTGTAGTTTTGCATATTCTTGAGCAAATTTTAGACGTTTTTCTTCTTCTACTGTTAAATTCTTTGAAGTCGCTAACTCGGATTTTAAAATTGCATTAGCCTGAGTAATTGATTTTATTCCGTCCTTATCTGCCCTTATTGTTTTTAACCTGTCGTCATTTTTATCAAATTTTTTCTTATCTGCTATAGCAGCATTCATTGATTTTTTTAAAGCAGTCTCTTGTTTATTAAAATTATCTCCTGAATATATATTAGAAAATTTTTTCTTATAATTCTCAAGTTCTTGAGATGCTGCTCTAGTTCTAGCTATAATGTCATCAAAAGCTTTCGTATAAGCTTCAGAGTGTATTCCTTGAGACGCAGCTTTATTTAGTTGATTAAAAGCATTCTTAACTGGAGCAACTAAATCTCTATTAAGATTTTTACCATCAATATTTATATTAGTTTTTTTACCTAATTTGTCAATGGCTTTCTCAACCTGGCTTGTATCTGGAATATATTTAATGCCAATTTGTATATTTTTATCTACAGCCATCTAACTCACCCCTCTACTTATCTTTCTATGCAGTCTTCTTTTGTTCTTCTAATATTTTATCTAAAGTTCCATTTTTTACTAATTCAGACATAATTTTGTCCATGGCTTTTGAAAAACTTCTATTATATTCTGCCATCTTATCTGTTAGCTTTTCAATTTCAGCATATAATTCATCATAAATATCTTTATAATCTCCTGTTTTTAAATCATCAACTAAATGCATATTATTATCAATAAATTCTATCCAGTTAATGTCTTTTCTATCCATTTCTTTGTGTATTTCTTTATCTCCATAAAAAGCTAAAATAACTAATCCTAAGGCTACTTCTATATCATATTTTGTATAAAATATTTTTTCTTCTAAACTATTCATAACCTCATTTACTATTACGTTTCTTGTACTTATTTTTTTTAATTCTTCTAATCTCTCTAATTTCATCTTTATCCCTCCTATTTATTCATATCGGCATAATTTAACGTCATCGTTGCTTTAATTTTAGATAAAGCATTACTCATCTTTGGAGTAATAAATTCAGCCCATTCTTGTCTTGTTCTGGCTTTATTATATTCTGCCTTGATACCACTTTCACTAAATACTCTTCCCGTTGCTTTTTGATAAACTTCTAATCTATCTGGATTCTCTGCTACCTCTTGAATCATATCTGAAACTCTAATTAATCCAGCTGTACCTTTAATACTACCCGTTACATAAAATAAATTCAAATTATTCTCAGTAACTCCTCGAATTAATTTTACACACATTAATTGACGCAACATATCTATAGCAGGTTCTAATTCAGGGATAGCTCCAGCCGAATTAAAATTTTCTATTGCATGCATATCAGAACTAAATTCATACGCAAATCCTTTTCCAGGACTTTTCTGTTCCAAAGTAGAATGTTCAACTAACTTCTGATAATTTTTATTAGAAAAAGCATTTTGATGTATAATCGCAAATTGAATATAATCCCTTACTGCACTATCACCCAATTCCATTGCAACTTCTTCATAAGAAGCTTTTTTTAACAAAACGGCCTTTTCCTTTCCTGTCGTATCTACTTTTACCTGTATTGGCAAACAATCTTGACCGTCTATTCTAACCATAATATCAGCAGGTGATAAACGACTCGTACCCGTACTTTTATTCTGGCCTGTGATATCTACGCTAATAGAAGCCAATATAGCATCGTTTTCCACTTTCTTTTTTAATGTATTACCATTTTTATTAATTGCTTTATATATACCTTTTTCTAAAGATGCTGTTATCCATGGTTCTGCTATATTACCCATTGTAGTAGTTAAATATCCCATTTTTACTCCACGCATTAAATCATTAACTTGCGTACTTATATATTCGTTGAATTTCGTTTCTTGCTGATGCTGTTTTTGTAATCCGTTCTGTTCATTTGGACTCTTTTCTGTAAGTAAATCTATCATCGCATTAACGGCTAAGCCCCTTGCCTCATCTTTATGTTTATTATCAAATATTGCAGAAATATAACCTCCATTATATTGTGTATATGATGTAAAAAATTTCTCATTGTTTAATACTTCAAATATATTTTTTAAACCAGCTCCAGCATCACTTATAAAACTCCTTAGTAATGCAAAGATCTCATTTACATTTCCACCATAGTCAATTGCCTTACCAAACATTGTTAAACGCTCATCTTCTTGTACTCTGATATTTTTAACTTCTGCCATTATTGCATCTCTAACTTGACTACGTAAAGTTGCAAGTAAGGTTGTACTTTTTGTAATATACGGGTCTCTTAATAAATAATATCTATGTAAATATCCGTCTTCTGCCCAGTATCCAATACTATTAGAACCATGCAAATTTCTTTCATTCTTCATAACTAAATCACTTCGATCGTAAATATCTCTTTATTTACTCCATTTTGATTATCATCGGCCAAGCCTTGTACATAAATGGTGGAGCCATAAGCTTTTTCTGAATTATTAAATCCTATATAGAAATTGGTACCAACGGACACTTTATTAAATCTAATAATTATATTCATTTTCTCTTCTGTTAGAATATCCATCGCTTGGCATTGCATTTCTAATGACATTATTACTTCTGCTCCAAGTTGTTTTATACTTGTTAAGGATTTTGCCTCATTCTCTTCTTCATAGAGATATGTAAATAAATGACTTACTTTTTTAATTAAATGTATTTCATCTTCAACAACCTCAAATTGATCTTTAGCAACTTTCGTTAAATTACCATAATCATCTGTTAAATATAATAATACTTCTCCAATTGGTTTAGAAGGTAATTTAATTATATCTTGGTCATTCGTCAAAACGGTATCTGTTATTGTTGCTTTCGTTTTTTGATTCGTTTTTGTCTCTCCAAATATACTGTTAAACAAATTTAACATCATACTTCCATTCATTAAACTAAAACTAACATGTTTAATCGTTGATGTTCCTGCTTCAGTGCTTCTACCAACAATGTTTTTGTCTCTTTCTCCAACGACGAAATTCGAAATAGACGCATTGTCTATTACCATAAAAGGTTCTCCTCTTTTTAGACATTTGTCTCCATATCGTCCGTCTTCTCTTACTCTGAAAATGGCTTTTTCAACCTCTTGAAACCTTAATCTATCAAGCATCTTATCTCACCTCTTTCAATATCCTCTCTGTCTATTAGTAGTCTTTGTATTCCTTTACTTCATTCATTGTACCATAGATTAAATTTTGTGTCAAATAAAAAGAACCTTGCGGTTCTTTATATTATATAGTAGCAGCTTCGATACATTCAGTAGCTTCACCAGTACCATTTTCTCCGTAAATTCTATAAACGATTAGACGTTTGTCGTCGTCTGCTAAAGCAGTTCCGTTCATATCAAATACAGCAGCAGTACCGTCAGCATTTAATTCAAATGTATAGTTGTTGTCTAAAGCAAATCTTGGAACTTCGATTTGTAATGCATCATTACGTCCTGTAAATGTATTGTATAATTCAGTATCTCCTACAAATCTATAAGTTTTAGCGAACATATCACTAAATACAGTAAGTTCTCTTGCTTGTTCTGGTTCAGTTATATCATAACTATAGAATACTTGATATTCTTTGTCTTTTACAATTGTGTAATCACTTGGTCTCCAAGCTTCTGCATTTAAAGCAATGTCTTGAACAGCTGTTTTGCTATCGTAACGAGCTTTTCTTTCGCTTATGATACCATCTTTTACTTCTGCTAACCAAAGAGTAGTTCCAGCAGCCATACTATGAGTTAATTTTAAACCTGTGTCAGTAGCTTTAATTTTTTCATTATATGCAATTCTTATAGCGCTTTGATCTCCAGACTTAACAACTTCTCCACCAGTAACTACTGCTAAATAAGTCATACTCATAACAGCATCTTGGATAGTTAAGTTAACAGCCTTGTTTGAAGCGATACGAGCTAATATTGGATTACCCTTACCACCTTGTACGTCGTTTGTATCAGCAGTTTGTTCAATTGTAGATAATTTTAAAGTATCAAATTTAGCAACTGGATTTCCACAAACTAAATCGTATAATACAACATCAGCACAAGTAACAGAAGCATATTTACGTCCCATAATTTCAAACATAATTTTTACCTCCATTGAATTATTCTAGCCAATGCTTAGTCTTTGATTTATGCTTTTTATCAGCATAAGGTGACAATAAGCAAGCTATTTGATAGTTTTCAATTTGTACTATTTTTTCTAGCACAGCTCTAAACTGTAATAACGTCATGTTATATACCGTTTCATAAGAATGTCCGTGAGCAACAACAGCAACAATTTGAGAAGCAAGGTCATCTTCGCCCTTCTCCTTTTTTATCTCAGCTAAACGTTGTTGGCCTTTAACAATCTTATCATGAACTTCTTGAGCACGTTTAGATCGCGGTGCATTTTGTATATTAGTATCTTCTTCTTTTTGCGATGTTATCTGTTTGATAACACTTTGAATCTCTGAAAAAAGTTCTTCAGTGAGCTCTATCCCAGACTCTAGTTCCCCTATAAATATAGAATTCTGCATCTTTAAAAACTCAACTTTTTTATGCATGAAGAATAAAACAGAGTCTTTAAATATCTTTTGTAAGTTTAAATCATATATCATAAACTTTTTATATATGTCCCAATCCTCAAGATTCCACGTTTCATCTGTTTCTTCTGGAACTAAATCTTTTCTTGATAAATTCCATATTGTATAAAGATTCCCAAATCTTTCATTTCCTAAAATAACAATATCCTTGATTGTCGGTTGGAAAATAGTAATCTTAGAATTTAATTCTATTCCTTCTCCAGTTAGTATTCTACTTATATTAATTTTCAAGGATTGTTTCATAAACCATCCTAAAACCGATTAGTCTATCTGATAATTTAGCGTTTATAACTTTATCTAATCTATACTTTACACCAGAAGTTTGAACGAATTTCGTTCTCATTACCTTGTCTATATAATTACATATAATAAGAGGTCTTAATCCATCGTTAATTATCCATTGTTCTGGCGGAGTCCATACATCGATTGCTATTGTAGTTATAGCGTTATTCCTTTCATTACCGATATCTTCCATTAGCAAGTTAATAGAAATATAACTTGCATCAACATCTGTTTCATTATGCAATGGAATTAAAGGAGTTCTCCAAATTGTCTTATCAACAAGAGACATTTTTACTTCTGGTTGTTCTAACGCATTCTTATCTATATAATATAATAATTTTCTTATCTCTGGAGTAGAATCTAAAACAGCAGCTAATCTTGTAATATCATTATTAAGAGAGAGAAACAAAGACGCTTCTTGATTTTTACTAGAAAAAGCACTCATATTACACCCCCTCTACACTTACAATTCTTATTTCTTTTGTATAAATGTCAGTTCCAGTCATAACAACTAGTTTTATTGTGCCAGAATACTTATCTTTTATAGAAATTGTTATAGAATTATTAGTAGTTTTATATGTTCCTTTTACTTTCGATGGGAAAGTAGGGACAAATTCTGCATCTTCCTTATTGTTAAGATAATATTCTGCACTTCCATTCCATACAATTGTATCTGGTCCTATTATGTAAATATTATCCTTAATCCACTCGTCACCAGAATGTATAACAAATTCTTTATATATCAACTCATTATCCTTAAGACTAACTTTCACAACAATGTCTTTAGCAACAAGAGGAGTTATAACATTTCCTGTTATAGAAACATCGTTTAGATCTTCTACAGTTAATACAATGTCTTTTTTATCTGTAATCTCTCCATTTTTAAAGACTTCATAATTAACTTCAAATGGTTTACCAACTTCTAATATTACATCAGAATCAAAATTCAATCTAAGTTCATATCTTCTGTTGTAGTTTGCTATATTATTTTCGACATCATCACCATCTTGCAATATATCGTCATACATACCTAATATTGTTGTTCCATCCGTAGACAGATTATCTACGAATGTAACTCTATATGGTTGTCCATTAAATAAGAAACGCATATCTTGTTCTAAACTTAGATTTCTTTGTGTTATTACTGTTATAGGAGTATCTACTTCTCTAGCCATAACAGGAGGATCGGTATATTTATTTTCAACTAATATTGAACTCATACCTCTTCCCTTAGCATATGCTTTTTGAGTTCTAAGATTTCCTTCTTTATCTACCCATTTTAAGTCTACATTACATCTATAAGCAGTTCCATAAAAAGATTCTTTTATTACACGAGCTTCTCTTTTTACAACAACCCAATACTCATTATCCCATTTAAATAAAGTTCCCATTTTAAGTACATCTATTTTAGACAAAACTAACACTTCATCTCTAATATCTGTCATTGCGCCAGTCATAATACCGATACGATTTGGATTCCAATCTTCAGCGTCTATGTCATAAATAGATACATCCATACCATATTGAGATTTTTCTAAAAAAGTATCAAGATTAGTTCTTACTTGATTTTTAACATATTCTTTTAAACTAGAGCCAACAGTGCCAGTAACTCTGGCTTTATAATTTTCTAATACGCCCATATCTGGCACCCCCTTCTTATTGAGGTTTAGCTATACCGTTTAAATAATTTATAACATCAAAAACTCTTCTCTTATACCAATCTCCATCTAAATATTTTAATGGAGCAACCTTAAAAGCAATTGTACTTGCTGTAAGACTGTCTAAGAGTCCGTTATTCATTGTTAATTCCATCATTAATTCATCGTATAGTCTTTCCCATTCTTTGCCTTCTTCTCTCCAACAAAGCATCTTATATACCATAGATATTATATGTTCTCTAATATACTTATCTTGCATTATTCATTACCTCCAAATGTAGAGATATTGATAGTTTTATAGCCATATTCAGTAAGTCTATTTTTTAAACGTTTATAATATCCATCATGTAATTCAAGCAAATTCTTCATCGTTTCATTTGGTGAATAAGTTTTAATACCTGCATCATAATATTGTTGTTCTATTAATCTTGTTGAGTTTAATTGTTGCTCTGTCCAAGAAACAACCATACCCCAAGCCAAACATTCTATTTCATGATCTGATAAAGATTGCTCAAAATATCCTTCTTCATCGTTTCTTGCATGAAGATCATATCCTGGCAATACTCTATGTTCTGTTTCTTTTGCTATTCTACATAAATAATATATTGATCTCTTTAGAAGAGGTAATAAATCTGTCATTAATTCTTCTTCTGACATTACCGCAAATCTATCATCTGTTACGGCACTAAGAAAGGATTCGTATATCTCTATATACTTTGTTCCCATTTTATCCCTCCTTATTCTGATAATATTTTTTTAACTAAATCTGTGTTATATCTATCATTCTTTGCAATAATTTCTTTGATTGTATCATAATTTACTGGATTTTTTAAAGCTTCTCTTATTTTATCTTCTTTATCATTTTTAATCCAATTATAGAAAGTGATAGCTTTTACAATAGGAACTTCTGCAGTTTCTTCTTCTACGTGAATTTGATGAATTCCTGCATCTTCTTCAACTTCGCAAACACGATTTCCTAAAATGTAATCTCTTTCTTCATCACTAAGAATACTTCCATATAACATTTCTTCTGTGATTCCATCTACTTTTATTAATCCTTGGCAAATCATTCTTTTGCTAACTGGATAGTCTAAGATATTTTTAAAACTATCTAAAGATATTCTTAATTGACTATTCATAGGAATATTATAAAATCTTCCTTGAGTATCTCTTAATCCAACTCCGCAATCACCAACATTTAATAATCTAATTTCAATAAATTTGTTGTCCATTTTTTCAACCTCCATCATCTCTTTTACGGATTTTTTCTTTTCCTACAGTATAGTAGGCACTCTCCGTGTTAATAATAATTTAACATATTTTATTCTTTTTGTCAAATATTTTTATAATAAATAAAAAAGAACCTTTCGGCTCTTTTTATATAACTACGCTTCTAAGCTTGAGTCTTTGTAGATTGCCCAATAATTGTGAGATAATACAGCAACATCGAACATTTGTTCAAGACTAATTTCTTGAGATAAAACTGCGTCAGTGAAGTTTCTTACGAATGTAGGACCTTCGAATGCAATTTTAACTGGTTTTTCAGCTCCAACTGGCATAATGTATGCATAAGCATCATTTACGATTGTTTCAGTGTTAGTATCATCAGTGAATGATTGGTTAAGGATTATAACGTTGCATCCTTTGTAAGTACCAACGTATCCTTGGTTTCTTATATCTTCAACGTCTCTGTCGCTTATTTTAGTAGTCCATCCTGGGTTATTGTATAATTTACTTGCGAAAGCAAATGTACAATAAATATTAACGCTGTCTCCATAAGCTCTTACAGTGTTGATTAACTTATCGAATTGTTCCATAATTAATCCAGCACTTTCATATTTGTTTGCAGCAGGTCTATCTGGAGCATTGAATGAAGCGATTAAAGCTTTTTGAATTTCAATATATAATTTTTCTTCTAAAGCTTCTGTTAATACATCTAATAGTTCAGACATTGAAATTCTTCCTAATAAGAAGTCTTCAATTTCTAATCTTGTAGCACCAGCATATACTCTTGGTTGCATTACTAATTCTTTGTTATCTAAAGTAAATGTTTTATAAATACCTTGATCTCCTGCTTTAGTAACGAATTTTTTACCTCTGTATTTACCAGTTCTTATAGTGAAGCTAATTTTTTCTCCATATCCTTTTCTTCTGATTTCAGCGAAACCACCGAATTGTTCTAATACCTTTCTTGGTATAACGATATTAGCTACTTCTTCGATTATTTCATATAAATCAGCTGCATGTTTTCTAAGATATTTGTAATCTTGGAAAGCACTTAATTGTTCACGAAGTGAATTTTCAAGGTCAGCAGCAGTGAATTCAGAAGGAATATTTTCTTTAGTAACTGTAGCAACTGCTAAGTCAATGATATCTTTCATGTTATCCATATCTTTCTACCTCCCTTACGCTTTATTAACAACAACGTAGAATCCTACTTCGTCATTTTGCATTGTACTTTTCTTAACGATAAATTCACATTTAGCGTTTTCATCTTTAGTATCAGTAACTTTAATCATACCGTTACCATCTGGATATCCATATAAGCTTTCATTAGCTTTAAATAAAGCATCGATAGCTTCTGTAGATTCACCAGAAATTAAATTAGTGTGGAAACTGTCTCCTTCAGATAATTTCCATAATCTTGGTAATTCTTCTTCATTATTTACGTTGAAAACGAAATGATTAAGTCCTCTTTCTCCTGCTCTGTAATATCTTACAGTTGAATGCATTAAATAAGGACAAGAAACTTCTTCCATAACGATTTCGTTTTTCTTACGATCAATGAAAAGGATCATACCATTCTCTAATGTTTTAATTCCTTCTTTTACAGGTGTTTGAGCTTCAATTTGTCTTGTAGCTTCAGAAGCTAAGAAATTGTGTTCAACAACACCATGACCAGAAATCTTATATTGAGCCATGTTTAATTACCTCCATTTAATTTTTCTTATTAGCAGCTTTTGTAGCTCTAACTAATTCTTGCCATCCTTTTTTAGTTTCTTTTTTAGCAATGCCATTAAATGAATATATCATACCATTTACTTTATTTTCATCGCTTTCTTCTTCAACTAATACTTGTTCAGCAAGTTTTGCACCTAAAGTTGATTTTAAATCTTCTATACTATAATTACCAATATTTTCTTTTATGTCAGACATAAAATCACTATCGTTTATTTTAGCAGAGAATTTATTAATTAATTCTTCTTTAGCTGCATTTTCATATACTTCTAATTTTTCTGTTAATTCAGCAACTTTAGCTTTTAATGCTTCTGTTTCATCTTCAACAGTAGATTCAGCTTCTGTTTTTTCTTCTACTTCTGGTTCTTCTTCAGACTCAGCAGTTTCTTCTTCAGCTTCTTCTTCGATTTCTTCTACTTCTTCAGCAGTTTCATCTCCAGAATTTTCAGAATCTTCGTCTTCATACTTTTCTTTTTTCTTTTTGCAAGCATATTCGTCTTCAGATTCTTCTTCGGCTTCAGTTTCTTCTTCTGTTCCTTCTTCAACACCGTCTTCAGTAGGAGTAGCTTCAGCCGCTTCGTCTTCTGTTACTTCAACAGCTTCAGTTTCTTCAACTTCAGGAGTTTCAGTTTCAACAGTAGCCTCTTCATTAACTATAGTAGAATCTGTTTCATTAACTTCAACAACATCTACTTTTTTTTCTGTGTTTGGCATATTTGTACCTCCTATATTCGATTCTTGTTCTAACGCTTCATAAGCGCTAAGCATACTCGCATATGCTTGAAAGAACTTGGCATCCTTGAAGCAAGGAGTGTGTGCATCACCAAGAACAGTAATTCCGAAGAATTCGGCATTAGTAATTCTTAAATAATGCTTGTCATCATAAATCTCAAATTCACCGTCCATAGTTTCAGGATTAAGTTCCATTGATAGAGATTTCTCCTCTTCCAAAATTTTTTGGGCTTCAGGAAATCTTCCGTCCCATATTACAGCATCTACTTCATAATATTTCCTTTTTACAGGCAAACCATAAACTTCTTCTGTAACCTCTACCCTCATAGGATGAGGATCTAATGGGACAAAGCCGTAAGCTATTTGACCTTCGCCGTGTCCTTCAAAATCTCCTTCCTCAGAATTATATCTTCCAACAATAGGAGTACCAGGAATGGTTTGTATCAACTTTTCAGCTACGTCTGCATCAATAATAGTACGATTGACATTTGGTCCTTCATAGAATACTCTTGCTCTTCCCAATGAAAATTGACTATTAACTTTAGAAAACTTAGTTATCTTGATGTTTAGGGCAGCGTATTTTGTTAAGTCCATATCACTTGCCTCCTTTATTGACTATCCTCTTTTTTAAGAGTTCCGTCTGTCTTTTCATCTGTTGATGATTGTGGCCTTCCCCCCTCAACATTATTAGCTGCATCTGCAGTTTGTTGAGCAGCGGTTCCACCCTTTCCACTCATTGTATGAGAACTCATTAGGGGAACGAGTCTTTTGTCGAGCTTCAATAAATCATTTTCCAAATATAAAAGAGACTCAAAGTGTCTTTGCTTAACACCAACAGCTATTTGAGGAATGATTTTGCTGTATCCATACTGCGCATTCTTCAAATAAGTGTCCATCATTTTCTCCCTATTACGATAGGAAATCGGTAAATATGAAACTACAAAATTGTAAGTTCTTTTTCCTCTTGCACCTATCTCGGCATTACAAATAAAAGATAACCATGTACTTATTTTTTCCATAATGTTCCAAATAAATGATTCATCTTTTCTTGCTGAGAATTCTAACACTCCAGCAGTGTCCCCATTGAAAATAGCTTGAGGAACACCAGCTTCATTGTACATCTTTTCTTCAAATTTGTCAATAAAGTCCAAATCATTTTCTCTTGAAGTATCAGATAAGTCTAATACACTTACATCTGCTAAAGATGTTAAAGCATTTACTCTTTCCATCTTCTTTGTGATTTTCTTTAAGTTGTCATGAAATTCAGCAGCAAGCGCTAAATCGATTTCAGGATCTCCATTACTATCGATTTTAACATGTTGGAACAAGATTTTTTGAAGACTATCTTCAATATAATTATCTCGTACATCTTCGAATTTTCTCATTCTAACAATTTGTCTTAATATGCCGGCAAAAGGAGGCATTCCATTATAACTTGTAAAGCCAATACCATGTACTGGAGTTACTAATATTTTTCTTTCTCCATTATTTTTCCAACGGTAGTAAGCAGTTCGCAATCCTTTAGGATATTGCTTTAATACATCCTCCTTTGTTATATTAGGATCAATTGACACTAAAGATGCCATAACTTGGTCAATAAAACTCATATCTAATTCAAAAATTGGCATTTGTCCATTTTTTGCGTTTCCAATTATTTCACAATAATCTGATGGCAATTTGCATAATTGAAAATATGGTTTTCCATCCATGTTAATAAAATCATAATAATAGAAAACCCTACCATCTACAAGAATATCGATTAAAGTACGTACAGTAAAGTCTTCTACTTTTATCTCGTCGTCTAAAAATGCTAAAACATCATTATACTCTTTTTCTAATTTTTTCTTATTTACAGTTCTTCCTGTACTTGATAAATCAACAGGAGACACATAATAATAATTTAAAAATAGTGTTGCATAATAAAGTATAATTCTTTGATATTGTGGTTCATTATAATAAACCCTTGATAAAGTAATCCATAGTGGATCTTCTGGAGATAATTCCATTAACTTCTCATAAGTTATACTCTTTGGATTGTATCCCCTAACACGGTCTAGGTCTAAAACTTTATCATAACTAGGATCATATTTATTTATTGCTTTAGCCAATTTTTGGAAACGAGCTATTAATTTGTCTTTGTCTTCAAAAGTATTGGTTTTTTTCTCTTTCTCCATTTTTCTACACCTCCTAATTATAAAAAGAATACTGTCCTAACGTACCCTTTCCGGCGCGTTTTTTTAATTCTTTTTCTTCTTCTAGACTTATAAACCACAAACCATAAATAAATGAGGAAACTAAGTCTTTTCCGATTGTTGTCTTAATCTTTTGAACATTTATATTACTTGTCGCAGTTTCAATATTAGCCTTCAGATTCGCCAATTGATCCTGCAATTTAGTTGTAGATATATAAGGAATTAACTGAGTGGCTTTTTTGTCTACTTTCATTTTTCTCCAATAATCAAACTGAGCAAAATAAGTTCTTGCTTGTCGTTCATTAATAAGGAGACGAACTCTGTCTAAACTAAGCATCAAATGTGCATTCTTATAATAATCTGAGTTAGCACCTGGACTTGCCTCGACACCATATAATTTTCTTATACATCCTGGCATTTCGGTCTTTTTATATTTTGGCTTATTACTAAAACCATATGCAGGATAATAATCGCCATCTTTTTCTTGCTCAATTATTAAGAAATCAGCAATACCAGCTCCTGGTCCATTTATATCGACAACTATTCCTCTAAAGTTAAATATAGAATCAAGTTGTTTAATTTTAATAGATTGGTCTTGGAAATGTCTACCTATTCCAGGCATTATTATTATATTAACCAAGTGGGTGACAAATCTTTCTCCAGATGTATATGTTTTAAATATCTCTAAAACAGTTTCATCACTAAAACGACCAACATCGACACCAAGTGTATAAAAAATATCGCTTCTATGTTCCGGTTCAAACTCGGGTCTTAATATTTTCCTACGCTTATCTATTAGATCATAAGAATAATAACTCTCTTCACTACCACCAGCCCATCTTGACATATATTCTCTTAAAAATGTTTCCAATTTATAAGTACCAGTAGATTTAATTTTATCTAAAATTTTTCGTTTATCTAATAGTCCGTGCATAACTGGAATTCGATAATCTCCTCCAAAAACAAATACTTTATCTGGTTCAAATACCATATCAACTAACATCTCAACTGTTAAATTATAAGCATAGGTATTTTTATATCCAGCAGATCCAATCATTATTTGTGAAGCATGTGGTTCTGTTGGATTATTCTTACCACACATTGTTTTTCTGTTAACGTTTAATAACGGAATAACAACATTTTCAATTTCATCTTGATTTGCCAACGAAAACTCTTCAATAGTACCTCCATGTCTACGTCCTCCACGGGCGCTATCTGTTGTAGAAACGATATCTATTGCGGAACCATTTCTGAATTTTAGCTTAGCTTGATCTTCTCCACCTGTTGAATAATGTTGTTTTTGTTTATCAAAATCAGCTATATCCAGCTCATTAACAAAAAATGGAATTAAGTAATAAACTTCATTCATTTTTTCCTTTGTGATCATTGCCGCTTGTTTTTTAGTGTCTGCACATAAGAATAATTTGCTCATCGGCTGCCACATTGCTTTCATATTTATTGATATGAAATTTAAGAACGATTTTGAATAAGCACGAACAAAGATTCCGCTAACTTTTTGATATCTCGCCATAACTCTTAAAAAAACTCTTTGATAAAAGAATACTTGCTGTAAATATGTATTTTTCCTTTTTACAATATCTATAAAATAATCTGGATAAAGATACAATATTCGCATTGCATAAGTTATATTATCCCAATTATTCATTACATAATCTGGCGTAACAACAATTCTTTTTATATCATTACGCTCAGAGTACATATGATGATAAGCGTCTATGAATTCATCTAAACTATTTGTCATATTCTTTACTTATCTCCTTAAACATATCTATTAGTTCTTCTTCATTTAGAGTTTCATCTTCAAATCTTTCTTCTTGAGCTTCTTGTGTCTCAAACATACTCTCTATATCTTCTTCATTGACGTTTGTTCCTGAGTTTTGTTCCATTAATTTAGTATTATACATCTGAGTAACTTCTTCTCCAGAACCCGCAACTATTGCAGCAACATATTGTTGAAAATTTCTTATTGTTGCATCTACAATATCTCTGCTTTCTGTAACTTTATAATCCATTAGCCATCCATGCTCTTCTAAAAAAGCTATTAGCTCGCTTAAGGATTCAATAGTCTCAGTATCATTTTGTACTGCATTTTGAATACCAGATTCTTTCATTAAAGATTGATAAGAACTTATTAATGTTGATACTTCACGAGTGTCTCCAGAAGCTAACTTTTTGTCTATTAAGACAGATACCAAAGCAAGCTTACGAATCATGTCTCTTCTTGCCTCATCCCTAAAATTATAATAATTTAAGGTGTTCTTTTCATAGCTTTCCATTTTCAAATAGTCTTCTACACCAAAATCGTCATATGAGCCCCACTTCTTTCTTAAATAAATAAATAAATCAGCAGATAATGTGGGTAATTTGCTCAATACAGCGTCAGTTTCTCTCGCTTTTTCCCATAATAAGTCATATTGTTTCCAAGATGATTTGCTATATTCGCTGCTTTTAACGGTTTTAATATATGTTTCTAAAATATATCTTTCATTATCAGATGTTTTCGATATTTTTATCCATTCTTCAGCCATAAATGCTATATCTAAAAACTGACATAGCTTATCGACCATAGTTAAATCTTTTGTATTTATACTCTCTAAAGCACAGTCATAACAAATTGTACTTACTCCATCAGTTCCAAATAAACAATTTTCACCACAAGGAACCAAATCTTGGATTAATTTTATTTGAGAACATTTGCCACATCGTCTTGTCCCATAATCCATTTATATCACCCCTTTAAGTGAATTTTTCTACCAGTTCCATTTAATTTATGCAAACAATATCCACAACTTTTTGCAAATGAGAAAAATTCGTCATCCCATCTTTCTTCTTTACATCTTATACATTTTCTTTTTCCAGTCTTATGAAAATCTCTTCTTGCATTAATCACAGCAGCTTTGGCTATTTTCTTACTGATTGATTTTGTAAATAAAGTGCTAATATAATTGTCATTATAATTTACATGATATGTATCTCTTACATATGCTCCTATGATATCATTTCTTTCTCCGTTAATCTTCATTTCCAATATATCCCATATACAATCACTAAATTGTACTCTTGCAATAGCTCTATCTAATAAATCATATATTTCATTCCAATCGTCAATAGCTCTGTTCGCATGTTCATATCTTATTGTTTTATAATTTTTCATTAGTAGATAAACATGAAGAGGATTTGATAAATCTATCATTTTATCTTCATCGGATTCGCATATGACGAATTCTCCGACTCTTAATCCAAAATACATGTCATCATCAGGTTTAATATTAAGATAACCTTGTTGTTGTGATTGCATAACTGGACGATATGCATCTTTTAAAGTATATTGTTGTAAGCATAAATCTATATACCAATTTTTGTAGTAATGATGATTTACGTAATTAATTTCTAATGGATTCGTAAAATCTCTTTCCCTTCTTCCCTTTAAACAATCATCTAAATAATCATATACAACCTTAATTTTTTCCATTTCTTCCCATAAGTCTTGCATTCCTGGGATATCCTTATCTTTTTCTTTATCTATAAAAGGTTTGTAAGTTTTATATATATTCTTATATTTTGCATTATGAAATGCCATGTCAGCGACTCCATTTTCAACCATTTCCTCATAAGAAACGCTTTTCTTAGAAGGTTGCTTTAACTCAACATCACAATCTACATCTGCAGAATAAAGTAAATAATTAGAGACTTCGTTTAATTGCGCCGGACTCAAATCATTTAATAATCCCTCACTCTCTAAATTCTTTACACAAGCAAGTCTGTCTTCATAGGCTTGTGCTGTCCAATCTAATGAATATACAATTTTTTTCTTACTACCTTTAACTTTTATAGTATTAGGATCATCAACTTTCATGCCAATCCCTCCCTCTTACTTATATATTAACACTCTAAAAGATTTCTGTAAAGAGTTTTGTGTAATTTCATTTCTGGTTTATTTCAAAATCAAAAAACTTTACAAAATAAAAGTGCAATATTATAATTATATACAATGAATAATACGAGCGTAGCTTGCGAAGCGAGTATTATTCTCTATATATATAATATAATAAAAATATATTCTTTTTCTTTTTACTTCTTTTTCTTTTTCTTACATTAAATGAATAAAAATTATTTACAAAACTGTCTAATGAATGATATAATATAAATGTAAAAAGAAAA